GGGCAGCTTTATACAAATTAGCTCCAGCCAAATCAGATCCAGACAAGTCAGCTTCAGACAAATCAGCTCCAGACAAATTAGCTTCAGACAAATTAGCTTCAGACAAATTAGCTTCAGACAAATTAGCAAGAGACAAATTAGCTCTAAACAAATCAGCAAAAGATAAATTAGCAAGAGACAAATTAGCTTCATACAAATTAGCTCTAGACAAGTCAGCTTCAGACAAATCAGCTCCAGACAAAGTAGCTTCAGACAAATTAGCTTTATACAAATTAGCTCTAGACAAGTCAGCTTCAGACAAATCAGCTTCAGACAAATCAGCTCCAGACAAATCAGATCCAGACAAATTAGCTTCAGACAAATTAGATCCAGACAAATTAGCTCTTGGCAATTTAGCAAAAGACAAATTAGCGTAAGACAAATTAGCTCTAAACAAATCAGCAAAAGATAAATTAGCAAGAGACAAATTAGCTTTATACAAATTAGCTCTAGACAAGTCAGCTTCAGACAAATCAGCTCCAGACAAAGTAGCTTCAGACAAATTAGCTTTATACAAATTAGCTCTAGACAAGTCAGCTTCAGACAAATCAGCTCCAGACAAATTAGCTTCAGACAAATTAGCTTCAGACAAATTAGCTTCAGACAAATTAGCTTCAGACAAATTAGCTTCAGACAAATTAGCTCCAGACAAATCAGCTCTTTTACCTCTACTATTATCTTCTAACCATAACTTATGCTGTTCTAATATTTCATTTAATTCATTCTGATTCATACCTACTCCCTATCTAGTAAACAAAATCCTTTCCACTACTCTAACACCAGTTTATTAATTTCGTCAAGCACTTTTTCATCTTTAGTAACATTATATTCCAATAACAAACTCTTAATCTTCTCCAACTTAATTTGCAATTCTTCATGATCAGTCATAAGATTTCTAACTATCCATGATTGTCCGATTCTCATACTATCCTCCTATAAGCTAACTCCGGCACTAAAGCCCAACAGTCTAAAACCTTAATAGTCTCCAATTTAAAATCTCCCTACAGTAAAGTATTTGCCCATTTTAGTTACTTTACAGCCTAAAATCCCCCTATAGGGAGATCCCTCCAAAAGTCTAAGACTCCAATACCCTAAAAATCTCGGCTTCATTCCAAGCCTCCAACACTCTATGATCTTTATCAAAATATCTTTCAAATACTCCATCCCAACCGGAATCAAAGCACTTATTTACTCGGTATGTTATAAACCTTAAGATCATATTAGCTCCAAAAGCCCTTAAGGTGAAGTAAGAAAGTAATAATCCTGTAGTATGCGGAATACCATCAGAGTCTCTTCGCATTCGTAAAGCACTGTAAATTCGATCAACACAATATAAGAGCCAGAATGGTGCTCCTAAGCTTCCCAGTCCTCTTTCGTATAGGTAGACATAGAGAAAGAAGCAAAAGTTGCTAGGATGCCAACTGTGACGTCCCCAGAGAGGTGTTTTGATGGGATCAATGCCGAAGTTAGCTTTCCATGCTGCAATTAGTTTTAGATTGTCATGGCTGAAGTTATAATTGACTTCCCTACCCGAATTGGCTTTGAAGTCTCCGAGGTAGGTAACTATCTGTTTATATGTTGAATCCGTGACCCAATCTTTTAATAGGTCAACTTGGCAGTCAAACATGATCTCGTTATCTGTTCTATTTGGTATATCAGTGCTCATACAATTAATCCTCTTGTAGTCTACAACCATGATCTCTAAAAACCCTAAAAAGCGCACACAATCTACCAAGATCATTCCTATTGGTATCAGTTGCCCACTTTAGACTTTTCAGACAATCATTAAATATATCTTCGTCAACCATAATACTAATATCCTTATAATTAGATCCTACTCTTCTTAAATAAGACATTCCACCGTCTACAGCTACAGCTCCACATTTACAATGAGACATATGATGCCTATGAGCACTATAAGGCTTATCACCGCACTGAAGACATTCGATCTGATTCGAAAGTATCTTGTACTTCCCAGACTGCTCAGACTTTTCAGACTGTATTTCTTTAGTTTTCATATCTCTTTTCCTATCCAGTTCAATGTTGATTCATATCCCTTGTAGGTCTGAGGAGGCAGAGTTCCATAGTCTACTAACTTTTCAAGGATTTGTGCCGAAATTAGCTCAACCAATACTGGATTATATGTTAATACTGCATGAGACAATAATACTTTTTGTATGAGATCTAAGGCTACTGCTTCATGATCTACTACTGTAGACTTCCCAGACTGCTTAGACTTCTCAGACTTCTTAGACTTTTTGCCGAAGTTAACTTTCTTTACGTTACTCTCCATGAGTTTGAGTCCAGCCAGTACTTTTACCATCAAGGCAACTTACAAATACATCAAACCCTTTAATAGTTTGTCTTATATCTAAGGTTACCACACCACCAAAAGGCTGACAAAACATATTGGCTTTTTCAAATGCTGTAACCTTCGTACGTTGTGGTATACTGCAACTTGTTAATGCTGTCGTTAGGATCAGTGCCGAAATTAGCTTCCAGATGTTCATGTTAACTCTCCTCTTCAGGTTTTAGATTCTTTAAGATTTTTATTTCCTGCTCAAGCTTTTTCTTTTCTTTTTTTAATTCTGATAACTCATCTCTTGCATACTCGAGATCTCCTTGATCCCAAAGGGCTGCTTCCATTCGATTAGCTAATGTTTGAACCTCTTCAACTAGTCCCAATAGTGAACTAAAGCTTCTAGTTTCATAACAAGTTCTTATTTCTTTTAATACATCACACAAAGTACGATTTGGCACCTTTAGTCTCCTTCTACGAATGGTATAGTTTATATTCCTCATTGAATTTTTCCAGGGGGATAGAATAATAACGTTTGTAGTTATGAACGACTACAGAGCTGTCTCTATGATTATAATACAAAACGTGTACTAAGTCTACTTTGTTTTTAGATATGTAGACTTCATTAACTCTAACCTCAATCGGCTTACTACTACTTATATTGTTATGAATTCGTTTTAATATGAAAAAACAAACTACAGATATTAATAATATAATTAGATATTCAATATTCATCATTCCTCCTCCATTATGACTTCATCATATTCTAACTCTATGTCTCCATCATTAGCCCATGACAAGGTAGTTAAATTTATTCCCGAATACACATCCACTACTACTCCGTAGACTGCATAGGTTTCATCCATATCGTAAGCATATTTAAACATATCTTACACCAATAACCCAGTTAGATCTGCCATGCAATAAAGCAATAACAGAATAAGTAATATTAGTAAATAATCTTCGTTGTCCATAAGCCCTACTGATCTATTTTAGATATTATAGTCTCTAGCTTTTCTTTAACTTCGTAGACTTTAACACCGTTTTTAGTTTTCTCATTTTTGCAAAACACTTTGGAGAATCCGTCAGCCTGCTCCATTTCTAATATGGTTCCAGGTCTAATAGCGTAAACTCTATTTGTAATGTTACCTGTCACTGTAATAAAATCATTCACGCTCTTCTCCTAGTTGATGTTGGTCAGACTCTAGTGCCGAAATTAGCTCCCAAACCTGATACTCATACTCTTGTAGTTCTTCACTGTATTCATAAACCTTTGACATATAACCTCCATATGTAAAGTTACTTCATAGCTAATAGTTTACTGATTCGCAACCATAGCTTAGGATCACTATTTTGTATTTTCTTTAAACCTTCAACATGCTTGTATCTCGTAACAACTTTTTGAAATCTTCTTCTTGCTTCATGCTCAGTAATGTAACCAGACTGAACAGCGTTAGCTAAGTTAGATGCAATATTTAAGGCAGTTTGTTTATTCATAATGTCTCCAGTAATTATATTGTACTACAGTTTATTTTTTAAAACAAGACTTTTTACAATCTTTTTTCTTTTTTATTCTACAATCTGTAATGCAATCTAACCTATTGAATTCACTGTCAATCTGCTTAGATAACTTCCCAACCCCCCATGTTGTAACACTGAGGTAAGTAAAAAAACTCACCAACAGCATTGCAACTAAGGAACTTTTTAGTATTGTTCTAGTACGATTACTCACTTCAACTCCTATTATAGTTCTTTAAACTGTCTAGTAGCAACAATCTCATTTAGGTTAGCGTTATTTTGATTGGCAAACACACTAATTTTCATGATCAACTTGCCCTCAACGACTTTAATTAAAAAATCAACTCTCTTTCGACCTGTAATGTTAGAACCATTAACGTCTTCTTCGACATCTTGTCCCGATGTAAAGTTAAGATCTCTTGTAAATCTAATCTCACCGTCGATCACTACAAGATTAGTAGCACTGATTCTTGGAAACTGTCCAATAGTATCATTCTGAGGATTAATAGTCAGTAAGTTTTGACACTCAGATTCTAGATCTACAAGATGCTCAAACTTTTGAGTTAGTCTAATACAATTTGTATCAGATGGTCCATCTAGTAGAAAGTACCCATCGAAAACTCTAGGCTCTTCTGTTGGTGCGTAATTGTGAACTTTGTCACCACAACTAATTAAACTAACTAACATAACTAAACTAATTAACTTCTTCATAAATTCTCCTTTATTATTTATTATTAGATCCACATTTAGACCTAAACTTAAACCTAGACAAAGACCGAGACCAAGACCCAGACCCAGCCTGAGACCAAGATGCAGACCAAGGTACAGACCCAGATCTAGACCAACGCCAAAACCCAGCCACAGACCCAGACCTATTAGACTTTTGTTTCTTACCTTTAATCATTACTTAAGCACCCCAAAACTTTCAATACAGTTTTTAGCAATAAAAAATTCTTCAACACCTAGACTCTGTTCATCCTGATACTTATCAGCAGTAAAAGCTCCTGTTTGAAATACAATAGCAGGATTTTCTAAAAGAACAGAATCTCCATTAACTCCGGTTAGTTTTCCTACATAAATGTAATTAAGACAAAAGAATGTAACCCTCTTACCCATTAAAGATTCTAATGCTGTTTCACCTGTTTCAACTACTTGTACTAACTTCTTCATAAACTCTCCTTTATTATTTATTATTAGACCCAAACCCAGCCTGAGACCCAGATCCAGACCAATACCCAGACACAGATCTAGACCAAGACCCAGATCCAGACCAAGACCAAGACACAGATCTAGACCAAGACTTAGACCCAGATTTAGACCCATTAAACTTTTTTCTTTTACCTCTAATCATTACTCAGCCTCCCAATTATCACAGCGAAATTTTTCAACGTTAAAATCTAAACAGTTCATAATCTTCTTAACTTTTGTAATTTGAACATTATTACTCTTAAAGATAACCATAGTCAAAATAATCATTGCCAATAGACAGATAAAGTTTTTCATAAAGTTTCCTTTGTTGTGTAACTTCATACTACATTGCCTTTTGAACCTTGTCAAGATATTTCTTAACTTTTTTCCAATTAATACAATTTTTTCTAGTACCACAATTGTACCTTTTAATAGCTTCCTCCAAGGGATAAGTATCATAAAACCACTTTAGTATTTTAGTCCCTTGATCAAAACTATAATCCATGTCCGTCAATAGTCTCTGCTTATCTAAATTGGATCTATCAATATGCCAACTATTAACTTGCATGATACCATAGTCATTAGAAGACTTATTAACAGCACCCAATTTGTAAGAACTCTCAACAAAAGCAATAGCCAAAATCAACCCTAAAGGAACTTCATGTTTATTAGAAGCTTTAACCGCAGCTCTGTGAATCCTCAATGCATAATCAGAAGACATGTTCTGCTTATTTTCCACAATCTGCAATAGATTATGAACACCACCCAACCCAGGTTTAATATACTTGCCCCAGGCATTGCCACATAACAACATACTAATCAACAATAATGATTTCATTCGTACTCCTTTAATAGTTTTAATGTTTGAGCATCCAAAATATTATCAATGCTCTGATCTTCTAAACAACCAAGTAATTTATAATCCGCCTCGGCAAGAGACTTAGTAGTAGCGTAAGTTTTATACTGAACTTCTTCTTCTACCTTATTAGTGTTCACATACAACTGAGCTTCATCAATTGAAGTAGATGTAAATAAAATCTGTCCTTCAGAGATAACTTCAAATAGTTTTCTGTTTCTTTTTATAATCATAAATCCTCCTGTTAGAACTATATTGTAAACCCTACACACCACACTGTCAAGAAAAAAATTACATTTGCAATTAAAATAATAATGTATTAAAATAATACTAGTACAACGGATGTTTTCTGCATCAGTTAATTCACAAACAATGAGAACACAATGAGTAAGAAATTTTTCGAGGACAAAGAGTTTGTTAAACTACAATCTGAATGGTATGACAAACTCAAAGATGAAGGTTTTGAAGACATAGAGTATTTTTCAGGTAGAAGTGCTCACAGCTTAGATACTCCATATCTTGGCACAAAGAGACAACCTACCAGCGGCTCACTAAGACGCAGATACTCTTCACAGACTTCAAACCACTACAGAATGTGTAGAAATTTTCTGCAAAATGGTCCCTTTACGCCTATTTTATGGCAGAAATATAAGAATTCCGGTACTTTACAGACTTCCCACCCTACTTTTACTTCATTTACTAGAACATTTGACCAAACTTTCAACAGAGCTGATTTCCACCTCTTTCGTTTATACACAGAAGGCTTGCCATTCTTGGAAATGTCCGAAGAACTTCGCAGACTTTACAGACTAAACAAGATCTCCGTAGCTAAAAAGTCTAGGCAGCCATCCAAAGACAGAGAACCTTTCTCCGTTTTCTGGGTATTTAAACGAGTAAAAGAACTTAAGATAGAAATGTACCGCTGGAACTATACAGATTCCGAAGGCTTAGGAGAGTTAGAAGACGACAGAAGCTATGAAGAACGTATGATAGACGCCATAGACGCCAAGACTAAAGGCTCTAGATGTAAACCAAGCTGTGCCTGTATCAATGCTGAAGACTGCCCACTCTTCCGAAGCTTTTCTTGTCCCGAAGACTGGGAAGCTGGAGAGTCTGAGAAGTCTGGAACCCCCCCTCGATTTAGAAAAAGGGAGATAGCCCCATGATATATCTATATACTAATATATATATACCACACTGTGGCACACCTGTTCGTCTAAGTAAAAACCCTCGAAGGGGTCGTATTGAGAAACCGAATGATATCAACCACATGCTAACTCGGGCACCCCAGTCTAACTTTTTTTTCTCGAGCAAAAAAAGCTTCCCAGACTCCCAAGACTCCCAAGCCCACCCCAGTCTGGGAAGCCCAACATGACTAACAGATCTCGTCTAATTGCAGAACTAGAATACTTACTTGCAAACTCATGCTACCAACAAGAACAACTCGCAAACCTACAAGACAAAACTCACATATGTTCATGCCCCCTACCGGAAACTCTAAGAACTTATGAAATCGAAGAGCTTATACATAGATTAAAAACTAAAAACTCTTTAACCCTATCGGAACCTCAAAATGACTAACTACAACCTAACCCTATTGGAACCTACAAATGAACAATAACGATGACATACAACAATCCAAAAAGCTTTCAGACACTCAGGCTAAAAAAGAACGCACTCGCCGACGAATAATTCCAACCAAAACCCAATCCACAGAAGTTGTAGTAATCCCATCCGTGGAAACCCTACTAGATGATGCAAAAGCCATCATAGGCTCTGAGCTCGCTCAGTATCGCTCCAAAACCAAGCGCGGCGTTACCCTAGACCCTAAGGAAGCTCGCGTCGTTACAGGCTATCTAGACGCTCTCACAAGGGCTTCCAAAGAGGCTCGCGAAGCTGCACGTAGTCATGATCTGTCCTCCTTTTCCGATGAGGAGTTAATTCAACTACTTACGTCTAAGAAGTCTGGGAAGCCCTCCGATGACTAAGGTGCCGCAGTTAGCTTCCCAGACTCCAAAAATATCCCCACCCCTCGGAGGTAAAATAGATACTAATATCGTACTATCGATAAGACCTTTTACTACAATAACAATCGCACATTAATAGCGACAACAACACACTCGGAGCAACCATGAGCAGCAAAAAACCCAAATCACTATCAGCCGTCCAACCGGACATTTCTCAGTTTCTAAATCAAAAATATCTCGAACTCTGCCAGCAACTCGGCGACGCTCAAATCAAACTCGATCAGCTCAATGAACATGTTGCCACCATCAAACAACAAATCAAAAATCTAAACGAAGCCCACCCATTAATGTTTCAATATCAAAATATATCTGACAAGCAAAAGGATTCCTAATGAGCAAAACAACCCCACCCATCAGACTACGTCCAGCCGGAGAAGAAGACATCGGTTTCATATTTAACTCCTGGCTTAAATCTTTCAAGACTTCAGGTTTTGCCAGAAATATCATAAATACTATCTATTATGCAGACCAGCATAGAATCATCGAAAACCTACTAAAAAACCAAAAAACCGTAATAGCCTGCAACAATGAAGATCCATCTCAGATTTACGGATTCATCAACGCCGGTGAAGCCGAAGGTATTTTCTGCCTAAACTACGTATATATCAAACACAGCTTTCGAGGCTTAGGAATTGCAAAAGCTCTATTAGAATCTTTTAAGTCCGACTTTAGTACAGCCTCAGTATTTACCCACCACACCCGAATGGCTGAAAAGCTTGCAGCAAAATACAACATGGTCTACCACCCTTATTTACTATTCAACATAGAAGAATAACCCCATGGCAGAAAAACCAGAAAAGACCGACATAGAAAGAGAAAATACTCGATTAGAGTACTCATTCGAAAAAGGCATAAATTTCAAAGATCGAATAATCCAAATCACCGGGTCGATTAAAGAAAGAGAATCTTTTGACTATCTAGACGCAGCTCTATGTGAAATGGAACGAGATTCTAAAAAGACAGTAACCCTAAGAATCAATTCGCCTGGCGGCTCTGTATACGAAGCCTTAGCAATGGTGGGTCGAATTGAAAACTCCAAATGTCACGTCACCACAGAATGCTACGGTCATGCTATGTCTGCCGCCGGGCTACTACTAGCTTCAGGATCTAAACGCCGCATGTCTTCCAGAGCATGGTTCATGCACCATGAAATATCATCAGGACTATCAGGCTCTCTAACTGAAATGCAAGAAGAGCTGGCTCAACTACAAAGAGAACAAAACGCCTGGGCTTCTGCCATGGCTGACTTCTCAGAACAATCAGAAGACTTCTGGATGAAAGCAGCTAGAAAATCCGATTTCTACCTATCAGCTGAAGAATGCCTATCTCTAGGAGTAGTCGATGAACTCTTTTAATTTACCAGACGCTATGATGTCATGGGAAATCTTTGGCTGGTTGGCTGCACTATGTTTTTCAATATCAGGGCTTCCCCAAGCAATTAAATCCTATAGAGATAAACACTCCGATGGCATATCCTGGGCATTTTTAATACTCTGGCTTTTGGGAGAAATATTTGCTACACTATACGTACTACCTAGAATGGACGTCCCACTTCTAGTCAATTATTTCGTAAATGGTATATTCATAGCAATTATAATATACTACAAAACCAAAGGAAAACGCAATGAGCAAAACTGAAGAACAGAACACTAGTTCTGAAGAACAAACTCAAGAACAACTAGAATTAACTATGGAAGAGCACCTTAGAAAATTTAAAAAATCTTTCAAACACCACAGTAAATCAACTTTGATTTCACTATTATGGAATCAAGGCATCAGATATAACGAACTTCAAGTAGCTGCCAGACAACTTCTCGAAGAAAATAAAACCCTAAAAGGAGAAACAAATGCTGGAATCTCAGAAGAAGAAGAAATCAAAAACGATGAAGCTATTGAAACTAATAGCTAGCAGCTTAATACTTGCCGTAAGTCTATTGGTAATTTCGAACCTATCTTTAGACATCCACGAGCAACTACTATACAGTGTAAAAGGAAACTCTGTAGTAAAACTAACAAAATCATTCGCAGGTAGATCAGGCGGAACAGGCTCTCAGATAGTAGCTCCATCAGGTAAAGAATTTATCCTAACTAATGCTCACGTATGCGGAGACAGAAAAGAACTAATAGCTCATACTCAACTAACTAAACCTAAAAAGGTAAAAGTAATAAGAGTATACAAAAAACATGACCTATGTTTAGTAGAAGCAATCAAAGGACTTCCAGCTCTTAGAATTGCAAACTCTATCATACCTAGAGAAAAAGTATACGTCATAGGACACCCAGCTCTTAGACCACTAACACTGGAATCAGGACGGTTCGTATCCGATAAGACCATTTCCATGAGAGTACCATGTAGTACAAAAGTGAAACCCACTATACTAATTAAATTTAGAAACTACAGATTAGCCATGTGTGTAAAAAGTTTTAAATCACAATTAGTAAACGCAATAATCTACCCTGGTAACTCAGGATCTCCACTACTAGATAAATTCGGAAACGTAGTAGGAGTAATATTCGCAGGACGTTTAGACCAACCAAACGCAGCTTACACTGTACCATTAAAGTCAGTTAAAGCATTTTTAAAAAACCACTAAGGAGAAAATATGAAAATCGTACACGTCAAAACACATGAAGCAGTAAAATTTGGAAACTCTCAAGAATTCAACTTCTACAACTTCGCAACTATCCCAGGAAGAAAAACAGTAGACATCGTTCTTAACAAAGAACTAAACTGCATCGAACTAAAAACAGAACTAGACCATGTTCTAATCCCCATGGTTAACATTGCCTTCATGAAACTTGACAATAAAGCTCATCAAGACAAACAAGAAGCTAAGAAAAAACCAAAACCAAGTTCAAAGCCATCTGATATCAAAAGACCGAGGTAAATAACCTTAAATGTCAGATATCAGAAAAGAAGCCATATTAGCTGAACTTAACCAACGACTAAAAGCAGCAGAAGAGGAATCTAAAAAACCTAAGTTCCAATTTGAAGATCACTGTTTCGAAAAACAATCAGAATTCTTCAGAGGACAAGGTCCAAGATTCCGAGCCGCATGTTGCTCACGTCGTGCTGGAAAATGTAGAGAAGAAAACACTCTAGTAAAAACTCCTACAGGCTCCGTAAAGATTCAAGACCTAAAACCAGGCGATGACGTATACGGCTACGACAACGACGGTAAAGTTCGAATATGCAAAGTCACACAACTTCACGATCAAGGAATAAAAGAAGTAGTAGACCTAATATGGAACAATCAAATCATGGCTACTTCAACATTAGACCATCGTTGGTTAGCTCACAATACCTATCAAGAAAAAAGAGAAGTAAAAAGACTAAAAGATTTCAACTCAAGAGACCGAATAGCAGAAGAATACGTACCCATTCCAGGCGGATCTAAAACTGTAAAAGAAGCCTACGCCCTAGGAGCCCTGCTAGGAGATGGTTGCAGTAGAGAATCAGGAATAGTAATCTCATCAGCTACCAAATCAATAGTAGAAAAAGTAGCCGACAGTCTTCAAGCTACCTCTATAGCAAAAAGAACTGGAAACTTCTCATGGAGCATAAAGGGCTTATCCAAATCAGACGAATCTCTCTCATTATACAATCTATGGTGTAGAGACAAATACGCTCACGAAAAAACCTTTAATCTAGAAGAAGTACGAACCTGGAACAGAGAATCTCAACTAGAATTCATAGCAGGCTTAATAGACACAGATGGCAGCGTAGCAAAAACCAAAGACGGTAGACTACACATAAGACTATCAATGCAAGCAAAAACAGTAATAGAAAACTGTCAAATGCTAATATTAGACTTATTCCAATACAAACCAATTATAAAAATAGACAATAGAGACAAATACAAAAACGGACCAGTATACGAATTAAGTATATCAAATAACAAATTCTCAAAAAGAATACTAAAAGAACTACCACTATTATCAGAACAAAAAAAGTGGAACCCTTCATACGAACAATTAAATGAAAGAAATACAAATCCTAAATACACAGGATTCAAACTATCCGAACCAAGAAAAGCACAATGCTATGACATTACGATAAACAACGATTCTCATTTATTCTTAGACGCCAACGGTCTCATAGGTCATAACACAGTAGGTATCGCAGCTGACGCAATAGAAACCTGCAGAAACGAACCAGGAGTAACCTGCCTATACATTACAATTACAAAACAGGCAGCTAGAAACATAATCTGGGCAGACGTACTGCAAATCATAGAAGCTTACAACTTAGAATGTAAAATAGACAACACCCGACTAACAGTAACTTTTCCCAATAGATCTAAATTTGTAATCGAAGGCGCAAAAGACAGAACCGAGATAGAAAAATACCGTGGATGGAAACTACGTAAATGTTACATCGACGAAGCCCAATCCTTTAGATCTTACATCGAAGACCTTGTTAACGATGTTGTAACCCCGGCACTTCGTGACCTTAAAGGAGAACTATACATAACCGGAACCCCTGGTCCTGTAAAAGCTGGATACTTCTACAAAGTTACTCACTCAGACTTCTGGCACAACGTAGGCTGGACTGCATTTGATAACCCACACATGCACCTACCTCCTGAAAAAGACCTAAACCAAACTCTTACAGAAGAACGTACCATGAAAGGCATCGCAGAAAACGATCCTTCATACCAACGAGAAACCTACGGTGTTTGGATAGAAGACCTAGACTCCCTAGTCTTCAAATTTAACAGAGATAAAAACAAATACACCACACTACCAATCTTCAACGAACATGGAGAAAAATACACCTATGATTACATCTTCGGAATAGACATAGGATACAACGACTCCGATGCTATAGCAGTATTAGCATACAATTACGAAGAGAAAAAAGTATTTTTAGTAGACGAATATGTAAAAGCAAAGCAGACCATTAGCTCCCTGGTATCAGAGATCAAAAGGTTGCAAAATCACTATAACCCTGTTAAAATGGTTATGGATGCAGGAGCCCTGGGAAAAAAAATACAAGAAGAAATCCTCTCAAGACACGGCATAAACCTCATTGCCGCTGAAAAAACAAGAAAAGTAGAATTCATAGAACTCCTAAACGACGACCTCCGAACAGAAAAATTTAAAGCTTTCCAGGGCTCTGTTTTCGAAGACGACTGCATGCTAGTACAATGGGATAAAGAAAGTAAAATAAGAAATCCCGAAAGACCCAAAATTTCCGATACATATCACTCGGATATTTGCGACGCCGTTTTATACGCTTGGAGGGAATGCAGGCATTTCCTCTCAGAAGCCGTAAAGAAACCCTTCGGCAAAAACAGCAATGAATACATGGACGAGTTAGAAGCCAAAGAAGCCGAAAGAATGGAAGAAAAGAAAACCAACCCATTTTACGACTTCTATGACGACGACGATGACGATTATTCCGATATCTTCTAATAAAATAATTACAATATAGGAGCATACATGTTAAAAAACATTAAAGAAATTCAAGATTTTGTAATCTGGTGTCAGAAAAACAAAGTAAAATCTTTTAAAAACAATGACTTAGAGTTTGAACTATCAGAACTAGGAATGGTGGAAACTCAAAACTTTGACGAGATTAACCTAGATGACTCAAAGACTTTCTCAGACTTCGATAACATGACAAAAGAAGAACAAGATGAACTACTATTCTGGTCTTCTGGAAAAAAATAAAACTAAACACTAAAAGGAACCCTCATGGCTTCATACGACGATCCCTACTCAGGCAATATAGTAAAAAACGGAATCCACTGGTGGAAATCTCCAGAAGGAACAATCCACGAAAACGTCTTCGCATATGTTGGTCACCTAGATAGAGATCAAAGCTACAAATCCTCAGATAACCTAAGATACATGAGACTCTACGGTAACTACGAAATGCTAGGACTAGACAGTTACTCCTACACAAGAGTAGAATCATCAACAAACGTATCCCACAGGGTAACATTAAATGTTGTCCAGTCTATAATCGATACAGTTATTTCAAAACTGGCAAAAAACAAACCTAAACCAACATTCCTAACTGACGGCGGAGACTGGTCCCTACAACGAAGAGCCAAGAAACTCACAAAATTCTGTGAAGGAATCTTTAACTCTACTGAACTATATAAGATTTCACTAGAAGCTATGAAAGATGCCTGCATCTTCGGAACTGGCGCAGTAAAAATATTCAAAGAAAACGGAAACATCAAAGCTGAAAGAGTGTTCATCGAAGAAATCAAAGTTGACGATAGAGAAGCCTACTATTCCAAGCCTAGACAAATACACCAAGTAAAATATGTTCACCAAGACATTCTAAAAGAGATGTTTCCTAAAGCAAAATTCGAAATAGAACAAGTAAATAGCTCAGCCAACGACATGACCGCCTCATCCCAAGCTCACTTAGAAAACATGGTCAAAGTAGTAGAATCATGGCATCTTCCATCTGGAAAGACTAAAGATAAAAACGGAAAACCAATAAAGCATGACGGAACACACACAATATGCATCAATAACAAAACATTATTCACAGAACCATATGAAAAACAATATTTCCCATTTGTATTCTTCAAGTGGAACGAAAAACCAATAGGATTCTGGGGTCTAGGACTATCTGAACAACTTCAAGGACTTCAATTAGAAATAAATAAAATCCTAAGAACTATACAAGTATCAATGCACCTATGCTCCATACCTAAACTTTTAGTAGAAGCATCCTCTAAAGTAGTAACAGCTCACTTAAACAATAAAATTGGTGGAATCATCAAATACGCCGGCACACCGCCAAAATATGAACCGCTCGGAGGAGTACCATCGGAATTATTTACTCACTTAGACCGACTATATGAACGAGCCTACGAAATATCAGGCGTTTCTCAACTAGCCGCCCAATCTCAAAAACCAGGCGGATTAGATTCAGGTAAAGCCCTTAGAGAGTTCAACGACATTGAATCAGAAAGATTTATGGAAGTCGGACAAAGATACGAAAGAGCCTTCATGGATGCTGCAACCATAATGGTAGACATCGCTAGAGATATTTACAAATCAGACGAAGAATTTAAAGTACAAGTAAAAGGTAGAAAATTTATAGAAACCATCGACTGGTCAGAAGTAGACATGGAAGACGATAAATTCCTAATGGACATATTCCCTACCTCAGCTCTTTCAAATACTCCAGCTGGTAGACTACAAGACGTTCAAGATCTTCTCAGCGCAGGGTTCATATCTAAAGAAGACGGAATGAAACTACTTGATTTCCCAGACTTAGAATCCACCATGAGTCTACTAAACGCCGGTTTAGAAGATATAGAGAAACAAATCGAACTCATGGTAGAAAAAGGTGAATATCAAACTCCAGAACCTTATCAAAACCTAGAAATGGGAATCAAAAAATGTCAACAGGCATACCTAAAATACAAAGCTGAAAACGCTCCAGATTCTAGATTAGAACTCTTAAGACGCTGGATGGAAGACGCTCAGAGTTTACTAACAAAAGCCGCCGAAGGCACCATGGCACCACCACCAATGCCTCAACAATCTGTACCACAGTCAAACGCTACACCAAACGACAGAGCAACCATGGTTCAACAAGAGCAGCTTGACGCCTTAGAGCAAACAAACCCTGCAGTAGCTCAAGATATACAAGATCCGCAAGGATAACAATATAACCACTATGCTTTAACACAAAGCTGGGCACCGCCCAAACTAGCAATTTAAGGAGAACCCATGTCAGAAAACTCACACGATTACCAAGCTTCAGCCGCCGACGTTCCAGTTGAACAAGTATCCACCCAGGACGTATCTACCGCTTTTGATGAGAAACTATTCACAGACCAAAAAGAACTTCACCAAGAGTCCGGAGACATTGAAAAACAAGAACTTGCAGATCTCCAAGAGGCTCCAGAAGAAGAAGCCAAAGAATCTGATGAATTTAGTTCCAAGTTCGCTGCCCTTAGTAGAAAAGAAAAAGCTATCAGAGACAGAGAAAGACAAGTAGAACTAAAAATCAGAGAATTTGAAGAGAAAATGCAATCATTTCAACAACCTGAAGAAGAAGAACCAACGGAAAAAGAACCACCATTGGAATACAGACTTAGAAAAGACCCTATTAAAACATTAGAATCTCTAGGACTCTCATATAAGGATTTAACAGATATAGTTTTAAACGACGGAGATCTTCCTCAAGATATGAGAATGAAACTCATGAGAGAAGAACTAGAGTCAGATTATAAGACAAGATTCGAACAATTAGAACAAAAACTACTAGATAAAGAAAAAGCAGAAGAAGAAGCCAATTATAACCAAACAATTAGCAATTTTAAAAATGACATCAATGAATTTGTAAACGGTAGCGAAGAATACGAACTAATCCAAGCCAACGATGCGTATGACCTTGTTTATGATGTAATTGAATCTCATTACGAAGAATCCGGGCGGATACTGGAAACAGAAAATGCAGCCGCCCAAGTAGAGCAATACTTAGAAGAGGAACTCAAGAAGGTTCTAAAGAAGTCTAAAAAAATTGGATCATGGAGACCCGAAGCTACAAAGCGAGTAGCTGAAACACCCAGTAGACAATCGCCAACACTGTCTAACTCCTTATCAGCTGAGGGAGCATCGAAAGCAGCTGCACCAGAGTTATCTAGAGAACAATCACTTCACAACGCAGCATCGCTGATAAGGTGGGAAGATTAAGACCAAAAAACAATTATTTAAAACAACTTAACATCTTAAAAAGGATAAAAAAATGTCACTAGATTTAACTTCATTCAGTAGCGCTCTTAAGCAGCATTACACAAATGACCGTGTAGAAAACATGGTTTACAGAGACAACCCATTATTTGCTATGCTTCCTAAGTATGAGCAATTCGGTGGTGAAAACCTCAAACTACCAATCAAATTTGGTATTCCTCAAGGTCGATCAGCTACTTTCAGTACTGCTCAGGCTAACAAGACTAACTCTCAGTACAAAGCTTTCTTACTTACAAGAAGCAAAGACTACTCACTAGCTTCTATCGACAACGAAACTATCGAAGCTTCTAAAGGTAACAGCAACGCATTCTTTGAAGCTGCTACTTCAGAAATCGACGGTGCTATCGAAGCTGCCACTAGATCACTAGCTATCGACCTTTACGGTAATGGTTCAGGTTCTAGAGGACAATCAACAGGATCTTCTACAGGTACTTCAATTACTCTTAAGTCAGTTGAAGACGTTACTAACTTTGAAGTTGGAATGGAATTAGTATTCTCAACTGCAGAAGGTGGCGGAGCTGTTAAATCAGGAAAAGTTTCAGTTAACGGTGTTGACAGAGACCTCGGTGTTCTTACAGTTGACGCCATGACAGCTATCGACGGTGGAACAGGCGTTGCCGCTGACGACTTTATTTTTCAAGAAGGTGACTATGACCTTAAGATTTCTGGTCTTAGAGCATGGCTTCCTGAAGTAGCTCCTTCTGGTGCGGATAACTTCTTTGGAGTTAACAGATCTTCAGACGTTACTCGTCTTGCTGGTATCAGATTTGACGGTTCAGCTCTTCCAATCGAAGAAGCTCTTGTTGAAGCTGCAGCTCGTGTTGCTAGAGAAGGTGGAAAGCCTGATTACTGCTTCATGTCTTACACAAAATTTGCAGAACTTGAAAAAGCTCTCGGTGCTAAAGTACAATACGTAGACAAGCATATCAATCCTGAAATCGGATTTAGAGGAATTAAGATTCACGGACCTCGTGGACCTATCACAGTTATTCCTGATCAAAACTGTCCACAAGACAGAGCTTTCATGCTTTCTATGTCTTACTGGAAAATCTACTCTTTAGGAAAATGTCCTAAGATTTTAGACTCTGACGGTCTAAGAATGCTAAGAGAGTCTAACGCTGACGCTGTAGAAGTACGTGTTGGTTTTTATGCTCAACTTGGTTGTAGAGCTCCAGGTTTTAACGCCACAGTAGCCCTTTAATAAAATTGCCTGGTAAGCTCTGATACAACTTACCAGGCTCTTATAACTAAGGAGTTCTCATGGAGAAAAAACCTAAAAAAGGCTTTATTGCACTGCTAAAAAGAAAATTCAATAAGCAGAAGAGAGATAAATCAGACAAAGAAGGATCTACAGTTCCTGAATGGATGAAGAAACTACCAGACGCTGAAAGAAGAAAAGCAATAGCAGTACATAAAGCAAACAAAAAAAATAAAAAATAATAATTTGCTCCCCAGATACCCTGGCGAGACTAAAAGGAGTCCACAATGGCTAACCGAAGATTTCAAAGATTACAAGCATTACAAAAAGAAGTTAAAAAACTTCACGTTAAAATTTCAACAGACGGATCTGCAGACGTTTCTAGCATCTCTGGTGTTGGTATTTCAAGCGTAGCACACGCAGCTAACGTTTACACAATCACACTAGACGATAAATACAATGACTTCCTAGGAGCATCGGTTATCTCAGGTGTTGCTGCAAACTACAGCATTGACTCAGTAGACGTTCAAAACAAAACAGTAGCTATCGAAGCTTCAGTAGCTCAAGCTTCTACAGAAATTCTAGTAGAACTAATCCTGAAGAATACTAGCGTTGTTAAATAATTAGGAGGACAGCATGCCTTTACCTCTTAAAGATCGAAAGATCGGAGCCGTAGAATACATCCTTAAAAAGATGAAAGGTTCCGACTCATACGATAAAATGAAAGACGATAACGAGTACGGATCTGAAAAACTCATGATGAGATCAGAACCAGAATCAGATTATCAAATCGGAATGAAGCAGGCAGTATCAGAAATGATGAGTGCAGTTGAATCAAAAAACGCAGAGTCTTTCGAAAAAGGACTTAGAGGATTCATTAGCATGATGCTAGACGCTAACGAAGATGAGAAAAAACTAGAAAAAGAAAACGAATAAACTCAAGGGGGCTCCGGCTCCCTTTTGTCGTTTCAAAGTAAACCAAAGCATACAAAACTTAAAATAACTCCCAAATGTATATTGGAGCTTACATGGCAAATTTAACATTATCTGAAATAAGACAGCGATGCCGTGAGCGAGCAGACATGAAAGAGTCTAACTTCGTAGAAGACCAAGAACTAACCTTCTACATAAACCAATCTATAGCAGAACTACATGATATGTTGGTACAATCCTACGGAGCAGACTACTACGTTAAAAGTATAGAATTTCAAACAGTAGGGCAACAAGAAGCCTACGATATATCATCAGTAGTTACAGATGAAGATTTTTACAAGCTAAGAGCTATGGACGCTCAGTTAAACGGAGATGACTGGTTCACATTGCAAAGATTTAATTTCAATGAAAGAAACAGATTTCAACACTCAGGAGTCTGGGACTACCTAGGACTAACCAATGTTCGATACAGACTGGTAGGAGATAAAATTAGATTTGCTCCAGTACCTGACAGAGACATAACAGTTAGAATGTGGTATGTTCCAAGAGCAGCAACACTAGCTGCAGACACTGACACCTATAATGACTTCAATGGCTGGATAGAATACGTAATCGTAGACTGTGCCATCAAGATGTTAAGCAAGGAAGAATCAGACGTTTCTGTACTTCTAGCAGAGAAGCAACTGCTAAAAAGAAGAGTAGAAGAAGTAGCAAACAACAGAGACATCGGTGAGCCAGAAAGCATTCAAGACATCTACGTAGAAAACGACGACTACTTCTACGGAAAGACGAGGTCTTAAATGGGAGTAAACTCCGGTTCATTAATAAACTTAAAAAAGGTAGGAACTCAAGATAAAGATCTACAAAAAGTTCAACAAAATGTAGAAAACACAATTGAGCCTATCATAAGAAAAGAAATAGTAGACGGAGTATTACTAAAAAAAGTATGCCTAGAACCTGGAGTATCGAACGAAGTAAAACACAGTCTAGGTAGAAAACCCCTAGGCTGGATAGTAGTTAGAAAAAGAGCAGACGCAAGAATATGGGATGTACAAGACTTCAACAATAATCCATCGAAGACTTTATCAATCGCATGCTCACACAGCGTAACGGTAGATTTATGGATTTTTTAGAAAAACAAAAACTAGAACAAATATTAAAACTAAATGATCATGTAATGCAATTACAAAATAAAGAAATCGAAAGATTGTCAAAGCTAGTAGATCACCTAGAAGACATTTTAAAATACAAACCAATTTTGATAGATAATAAGGAATAATAATGGCAACAACCTTTTTAAACTTAGATCTGCCTACTGTATCAGTTACCTTAGGACCAACCTGGGCTACTCAAGTTAATGCCGCTTTTGAAACGATCGACTCCCATGATCATACATCAGGAAAAGGTGTACAAGTTCCGACAGCAGGTTTAAATATAAATGCAGACTTAGATTTTAACGAATTTGCACTACAAAATGCATCTTACGTCAGCATGGAACAAAGAACCACCAGTCCATCAGGTAGTACTTTTGCAGCTTCTGTATCAGTATTCAACGGAGATCTATATTACACCAATACTTCCGGTGTAGCAGTTCAAGTAACCTCAGGCGGAGGAATAGTATCCAATCCTGGCAGCGCTCAGATTTTTGAAACTCAATCCGTAGCCGCTGATCTAGTTATAAACCCAGCAAGCTCATTCGTATACTTAATTGTAGACACAACAGCAACAAGAGCAATTACCCTACCAGCAGCAAACGCAGTATCCGCAGGAAGAATCTACATAATCAAAGACTCCTCTGGACAATCGAACACAAACAACATTACACTAAACATTACCGGATCAGACACTATAGACGGAGACTCAGTTCAGACTCTAGATTCAAACCTAGGATCTTGGACAGTTGTAACCGATGGTGTAGACAAATGGTACATTTCCTAATAGGAATATATAATGCCTTTAGTAAAAAATAAATTACCAATTCCTTTCTCTCTAGGACTAGAAACTAAATCTGACGATTCTCAGCTTCAGATAAGTGGAGTAACAGTCTTAGAAAATACTCTATTCGATAATCCCAATAAAGTCATCAAAAGAAACGGATACGACATAGTAACTACAAAACTAATAGATAATTCAGAAATAACAGGAGCAAAATTCCTAGCCAACTTTGAAGACGAATTAGGACTGCTAACTAGATCTAATTACTACGCTCAATCAGACTCTCTTAGCAAGTGGACAAATAAAGGAAATGTATTCACAGCAATTCCTACTACTAAGCCTATTCTAAGAAATTCTCGCCAGCAAAAAAACTTAGATGTTTTAAACATAGAAAACTTAAGTATTATAACATTTGAAGATTCCGAGGGAATAAAATACTCAGTAGTAGATAACTCAAACAATAACTTTCTCGTCAGCGACAGTCTTCTTTCTGCCTCAGGAATTAGACCCAGAGTAGCGAATATAGAAAACATAGCTTATATATTCTACATCGACTCAAATGAACTAAAATTTAGAAAAGTAAACATACTAACACCACAGTCTCCGACAACTGAACAAACTCTAGTCTCCGATGTTGAAACATCTGACAATGTATACGACGTAGTTACAATCTCAGATAGGATATTTACAGCATATAACTCAACTACTGGCGGCGGTTCTATATCATTGATTTATATAGACTCAGGAGACGTAACTTCCAGTGTATCCAATGTTGCAGGAGAAGATGCCTCAGTAGCTATTTCAACTAATACAGACGAATCCTCTAGATTTATAGTTTCATACAGTACTGGAACTGAGGTAAAAACACTAGGATTCTCTTTTACTCTGGGCGTACAAGTATTACCAACTACGACAATAGAAACGATATCAAACGCAGTAAATCTAAACGTAATAGAATCCACACCAGCTTCTAATACATACACAATGTTCTACGAGATTTCAGGAGCCACTGATAAAGAACACTACGTTAAAACTAACACGGTAGATTTAGCAGGTTCCATTGGTACACCCTCAGTAGTAAAAAGGTCCGTAGGACTAGCATCTAAAAGCTTTATGCACAACGATGAAGTCTATACTATATTAATCCACAGTAGTACATTACAATCTACCTATTTTACTGTAAACTCATCCGGAACAATAGTTTCCAAAATAAGCAATAACCTCGGCGGACAGCTCATAGACGAAAACGTTCTATCAAAAGTAGAATCAATCTCAGACGATCAATTCATATTCGTATCACAACTAAAAGGCAGAGCAACCATTGATGACGATCAGTTTTTCAGTCTCCTAGGTGTAAGCTTAACAACTTTAGACTTCAACCCCAGTGTAATATTTCAAAACGAAAAACTAGGAGAAAACCTACATATAGCAGGAGGATTCCTTCAACAATATGACGGTAATGAAATAGTAGAACATGGATTTCACGTATTTCCAGAAGACCTTACAACAGGATCAGACGCTACCACTGGCGGATTCATGTCCGATGGTGAATATCAATTTATAGCTGTCTATGCCTGGACAGACAATAACGGACAATTACATAGATCGGCACCGTCAATAGGTCATACAGTAACCCTAGCAGGCGGTACAAACACACAAGTAGTAGATATAAATATTCCTACTCTCAGATTAACACAAAAAACAGATGTGGTGATAGAAATCTACAGAACGGAAATAGCTGGAACCATATTCTACAAGGAGACTGAAATATCTTCTCCGCTGTTAAACGATCCAACCGTAGACAGCGTAACCTTTCAATCATCTATATCAGATACTGATCTAATACAAAGAGAAGTACTATACACAACTGGAGGAGTTCTAGACAACATTGCCGCTCCTAGTTCTACAATTATAGAATCTTTTTCAGACAGAATATTCTTAGCCGGAACAGAAGATCAAAACAAGTTAATATTTTCAAAAATCCGATTCGAAGGAGCACCAGTAGAGTTCTCTGACATCTTGTCAATTGCAGTAAACTCCAGAGGCGGCAAAATAACTGCACTAAAGACTATGGATGAAAAATTAATAATCTTTAAAGAGTCCGCAGTATACTACCTATCCGGAGATGGTCCGAACAACCTAGGTGAACAAGACACATTCATTAAACCAGAATTAGTAAGCTCTGACATCGGTTGTATAAACGTAAACAGCGTAGTACTAACTCCAATCGGACTCATGTTCAAATCAAAAAAAGGCATATACCTATTAGAGAGAAACCTAAACTTAACCTACATCGGTGCCGGCGTAGAAAAATTTAACGATCTAACAGTATCATCGGCAAAAGTACTTTCAGAAGAAAATCAAGTAAGATTTACCACCACCACAGGAGACGCACTAGTATATAACTACTTCGTCAGAAAATGGGCATCTTTTCCAAATCACAGAGCCCTAAGCGCTGTAAACATAGGATTCACGTATTATTATCTAAGATCAGACGGAATACTTTACAAAGAGAATGAAACAAGTTATACTGATAATGGAAGTCCTATAAACATGAAAGTAACCACAGGTTGGCTATCCATGGCAGGAGTACAAGGCTTTCAAAGAATATATAAACTATTGTTATTAGGAGAATTTAAATCTCCACATAAAGTCAAATTTAGCATAGCATACGACTTTAACGAAGCTTTTGTTCAAGAAGTAGTAGTAGATACAGCGGATTTTAACGATAACTCTCGCTACGGTGACGATTCCCCATACGGAGAACCAACAACTAAAGCATACGGTGGAGACGGAAACGTACATCAAATGAGAATAGACTTAAAAAGGCAAAAATGCCAAGCTATAAAAATAAAAATTGAAGAGATTCAATCGGACCCTGCAAACTTCGGAGAAGGACTATCTATGTCAAATCTCATGATAGAAGTAGGTCAGAAAATTGGAGTCAACAAAATAAGCACAGGACGACAATATGGAACAGAGTAATTACAATTCAGAACTTGATAGCATGTATGCTGCATACAAACAAGAGTTCGAGAATGTTCACACAGTATACGAACCAGGAAGAGGATTTGCCAATTTCAAGCTAGAAAAAAATCTAGATCAAAGCATTGAAATCTACGTTCAAGAAGTATACGTTAAGCCTCATAAAAGAGGTAAAAAAACCGCTGCAGAATTAACAGATTACTGCATAGCAGAAGCAGAACTTATTTACGATAAACCAGTTTCTAAAATATACACAACAGTTGGCATAGGTGGAAACACAGTAGACGCTAGCTTAAGAGCCATTACAGCATACGGATTTAAGTTATTATCCTCCAATTCAGAACTAATTTATTTTTACAAGGAGATAACCAATGAGTAAGGCTATTAAGTCTGTAACAAAAGCTGTAAAAGGCGTAGGAAAATCTATATTTGGAGGAGGATCTTCCCCCGGAATGGCAGGAACAGGAAAATTTACAGCTACAAAAAGAAAGATAGACAAAAACGCATTCAAAATAAAAGAATCTGAAGAAGCTGCCAAACGCGCTAGATCTAAAGAACAAGAATCCGCATCTAGATCTCAACAAGCCCAAACAGATCGTAGATCTCTTATTCAAGACTTACAAGGTCAAGCAGCTGGCACAGCTCCTAGTCTAGCACAAGCTCAACTTAAATCTGCATCTGAAAGAAACTTAGCCCAACAGCTCGCAGCCGCTCAGTCTCAACGTGGAGGAAACGCTGCAGCAACTCAAAGACAACTCATGAGAGGTCAAGCCCAATCAGGTAGAGAACTAGCTCAAGACTCAGCAACCGCTAGACTACAAGAACAACAACAAGCTCAACAACTCTTAGCGGATCAAATCTCACAAGAACAACAATTATCGGATCAGCTAGTTCAAAACTATCTTGCTCAAGGATTTAACATCGAACAAGCCAGGCAACAAGCTCAAGCTGATTTCGAAAAATTATCTACAGACCAGCAAATGGCAGCCGAAGGTGCAAACCTTTCAGGATTTCAATCTGCAGCAACTCAAAGAGCAGGACTTACAGGCGGTATAATGCAAGGTGTCGGTGCCGCCATGATGTCAGACAAGAACACAAAAACAAAAATTAAAAAAGCAAAAAATAATGACATTGAAAAAGCTATGAAATCTATGTCTTCAAAAAACACAAAAAAGAACATTAAAAAAACAGGAATAAAAGACGAATCTGGAAAACTTAAAAAAGGTGTAGTATCGTCAGGGAAGACCTCTAAAAAAGACTTTACCCGAATCCGATCTAAAAAAACAGAAGAAGGTCAAAAATCTGAAGAATCTAAAATAAAAAACGAAAAAGGAAAAAAACAATTTGCAGATCTTATGAAAAACCAAGCAGGAACTGGAAAAACTGGAGCAACAATAGGATACGGTATTGGATCTTTAATAAAAGCTTCAGATACTGAAATAAAAGTCAACAAAAATAAAGTAAAAGATACAGACCTACAAAAACACGTTAAACCATATCAACCACCAGCGAAAGAAAATAAAGTTGATCCAGCAAAAGCAGCAGCTTTAGCTGAAAAAGCAGGACCAGCCTTAGCAGCAATGTCTGACAAAGAAGCAAAAACAGACATCAAAAAGGATTTTCTAGATAAACTACAAGCGTATACATATGAATACAAAGACAAGCACAAGAAAAATCCTATAGCAGGTAAAGGTACTCACATGTCCGTCATGGCTCAAGATTTAGAAAAAGCTGGACCTTTGGGAAAAAACATGGTATCTGAAAATGAAGAAGGTATAAAAGTAGTAGATTACGCAAAAGGCTACGGAGCAATTTTAGCTGCTCAGACTCATTTAAACAAAAGATTAGACGAAATAGAAAAAAAGACTAAAAAGAGGAAATAAAATGGCTGACAACAATTTCGTAGAACAAAAGCCCGAAAGTCCTATCGATCAGTTCGTAGACGAAGTAGGAATACCCGATACTCCCACAGACGTCAAAGGTCCATCTACTCCAGAATCTCAAGAAAGAGCCTCTAAAGAACAAGAGTTTACTTCTCAGATTAAGAAGAAACAACAAGAACAAAAAAGACTAACAAATAAAGAACCTTCTTTTACTGAAGCCCAACACGCTGTACTGGAGGATTTAAAGACTAGTAAAGAACAACAAGCTCAAAAAGATCTCCAAGCTCAGGCTTTAAAAAATGAACAAGAGCAAAAAAAAGAACTAGAAATCACAGAAGCCCTTGAAAAATACCAACAAGGAAAAGAATTTGCAGCTCAAGAAGGAATTCCATTTAAAGTTGACGAAGAGTTCGAAGCCGCAATTGCTCAAAGAGAACAAAGACAGTCTGCAGCTTTAGAAATGCAAGAAAAACAACTTCTTCAAGAAGAGCAAGATCAACAACAATTAGAACAAGCCAAAATAGACCAGCAAGCTAAAATAGAAGAAGAGCAGATAAGAAAACAAACTGCATTACAACAAGCTAAATTACAAGCAGACTTAAAACAAAAAGAAGCATTTCAACAAAGACAGCAAAAACTTCAAGAATCTCTAAGTAGAGAAAACGAAGAACTAAACAGTATAGATCCTAATAGATTTTGGAACAGTAAATCTACAGGAGAAAAAATAGTAGCTTCCATTGGACTAATACTAGCAGGCGCAGGAGCAGGACTGTCTGGACAACCAAACCAAGCAATACAATTACTACAAAAACAAATAGATAACGACATAGAATCTCAAAAATTAACAAATGAACAAAAACTAGCCAAAAAGCAACATGCCCTAAAGCTAGTAGAATTAGACCTAAAAAAATTAGAATCTAAGACTCAAAATGACCTTAGAAAAACTCAAATAAATAAAATGATCAGTGAAATGCAACAAGGTCAAAAACAACTACAAAATGACCGCATGGCAGCTAAAAAACTGGCATCTACAGACGGTCTAACTAGAGAAGAAGTATTTGCACTAGACGATAAGATGCAAAAGAAAATGGTTATCCTCGGAGACGGTAGATTCAGACCAGCTGTAAATGCAGAGCTAGCTAAAAAACTAAACATGGAAACAATACCTCAAGCTAAAGATTCCATCAGAGGTTTAACAAGACTAAATGAAATACTAGACATGCCAATGGCAGAAGCCAATCCAGTTCTCAGAGCTGAGGCAGCTACAATTAAACAAGCCTTAAAAGGTGCCCTAAGACTTGAACTATTTGGTCCAGGTGTTATGACTGATTTCGAATCAAAAATGGCTGACAAAATCATCGGAGATCCAACAGCAGTCCTAACTTTTGACGCTAGAGAAAGAGCAAGATTAAACGCCCTAATGAGCAAAGTCAAACAAGGTACTAGAGATAAAATAAGACAATCAGGTGTAGCACTTCCTAAAACAAGAAATGAAAAAATGCTAGACCAATTTACATCTAAAAACAAAAGTATCAAACGACCAGAAGCTATAAACGCTCTTAGAAAACTAGGATACTGGGACGAAAACGAATCTCCATTTTAGGAATATACTACATGGCTGATAATAAAACAAAATACAACATTGAAGGTCTTGAAGAAGTCGCAAATGAGTCACTGGCTCAAGCAAAACAAGACGAAGTAACTGAAGTTCTAACAGATAACCAAATGCAAGAGGTTAATCAAGAAATAGAGCTTGAAAAAGAATACGGAAATGCTCCCATTCGTACAGCTATAGAATCAGGGGTATCAGCAGCTACCTTTGGTATCTCAGATCAAGCTATATCTAAATTCGGCGGAGAAGACGCTAAAAAAGCACTTAGAGAACGAAGACAAAGAAACGAAGAAGCTGCCCTAGTAGGAGAAGTAGCCGGTGTTCTTGGTCCTGCTCTAGCATCCGGAGGAACATCCCTAGCTGCAAAAGTAGGAACATCAGGTATCAAAACAGCAGCAAAAATAGGAACCGCTGCAGAAAAACTAACCGCTAAACAACTTGCAAAAATAATCAACGAAACAGGAAAAAAGAAACTTGCAAAAGAAGTAATACTAAAATCTATTCCAAAAACAGCAGGATCAGCAGTAGAAGGTTCCTTTTACGGTATTGGAGAATTAATAAAAGAAGATGCCTTAGGCACTGCAGAGTTTAACGCAGAAAACCTCATCGCATCAGCTGGCACAGGAGCCATGTTCGGTGGAGCCGCAGGCGGACTCTTTGGATCAGCTCAAGCCCTTATACCAGTTATTAAAAATAATAAGCTTGTAGACGTAATAAGTAAAAAAATAAATACAAACGTAGACAAAAGACTAGCCGGTGCCAAACTTGCTAAAATGACTCCATCAGAAATAAACAAACTAAAAGACACCAACTGGGGTCAGCAAATATATGACAACATACCAAACTACTTTACTAAAAACTTAAATCTAAAAGTAACCGATAACTTAGATAAACTATACAAAAAATCTTCAAGTGAACTAAACAGACTAGGCAACGAAATCGGAGAAACAGCTCTAAAAATAGACGATCTAGCAGCAGGTACAAATCTACTTCCTACAAAATCTAAAGTAGCTCTTAGAGTTCAAACCGCCCTAGCAGAATTAGAAGAACAATTCTTAAAAAACCCAGACGAAGTAGCCGCCAAAAGCTTAAACAAAATAAGAAAAAGAGCAGCCTCATGGGATAAGTGGTTATCAGATAGTACACAACTAAACGCCACAGGAATTAAAGAATTAAAAACTAATTTACAAAAAGCTGCCAAATGGAACAGATCTATAGATCAAATACCTCTAGACGGAAAACTAGATAGAAAAGTAGCAGAAGCTGTCAGACAAGAGTTCATGGATTTAGCAGACAACGTCTCCACACTAGACGCAGACCTAGGCAGTAAGTTAAGAAAACTGAATGTTGACTACGGAACAGGACTAACCTTAACAGATAAATTAAAGAAAGCAGTAAACAAAGAAGCAACAAAAGATTCCATAGGCTTTAAAGACTTACTAGTAGCTGACATACTATCTGACGTAACCGGAGGCTTCGGAGCTGCCACAGGCGCAGTAGTAACTAAGAAATTCTTAGAATCTGACTTCAAAAGAAAACTAACACTACTAACTAACATAGAAAAAGCAAATAACAAAGTAACCTCCGGCATCTCAAAAGGACTAAAAGGATTTTTCTCAAAAGCCAAAACAGCAGCAGTCCCTACATCTACAAAAGTGCTCATGTCTACAAGCTTTGAAATACCAGACGAATCTGGCAAAACTAGAAAAAAACCTAAAAACAAAAAAGAAGCCTTAAAAAACCTAGCAGATGATCTAAATAAACTTTCTTCAAATCCAGAAGAATTAACAAATTACCTAGCTAAAAACTCCCTAAGACTAGAAGGCGTAGCACCGCAGACTGCATCAGCCATGGACACTACACTGTCTTCAGCCATCATGTTCTTAGCTAACAAGATTCCAAAAAACCAATCTATAGATTCTGGATTATTCAAAAGACCATGGGAACCAAGCTCAATAGAAGTAGCTAAATTCGAACGATACTTAGAAGCTATAAACAATCCCATGTCAATCATGGAAGATCTACAATCAGGCTCTCTTACTAGAGAATCCGTAGAAGCAGTAAAAGCCGTTTACCCAGACTTATATACTAGAATACAACAAGAAGCAATAAACCTTATATCTGAAAACCAAGACGTATCTTACGAAAAAAGACTACAAATAGGAACACTATTAGATATAAACAGTGACGCAAGCCTACAAGCTTCTAACATCACAGCCTTACAACAAACATTCGCAGATTTAGAACAACAACAAAATGCCGCAAGAAAAGAACAAGATATTAACCCAGAAGCAGTGCAGAAATCTGACAAACCAGATTCTATTAAATCAGAAACCCAAAAAGTCGCAACAAGAGAGTAAAAACATGACTATTTTAGCAATCGTACTAGTATCCTTATACCTATGGGAAGCCTTAGATTAGAATAATATAATCACAAGGTAGAACCTAGTGTTACCACACTAACCTAACCGGAGGACTCGCCTTGGCAAGAAAAAACGTAGTTCCAGCCCACAAAATGCTGGATAACATAGACTTAACTAGCACTCAAACCTCAGAATCCACACATACAGCCAATTTAGACAGAGCTTCAGTATCCATCGAATGGTCCGGATCTGACGCTGTAGGCACTATTGAATTTGAAGCCAAAAAGGCTAAAAAAGACGTATCTACACCAGAACTAGACTGGACAACCTTAGACTTCGGAGCTACCATTGACATCACAGGAGCCTCTGGAAATCATGAAATTATCTTTGATGCCTTAGATTTCACAGACTTACGAGTCAAATTCAACTCAACATCCGGTACAGTAGGAAACCTTTCTGCAGTATTAACCGCCAAACAAATAGGAGGATAACCCATGGCTTTATTTAGATACCCAGCCTCTCAAGTATCCATCGTAGGCGGTGCCACAGAAGCAAAACAAGACCTTATGATATCAGAACTCGAAGATATCAATACAGAGCTTGATTCTCAATCCACAACTTTAAGCACAATTAGCTCAAATACCTCAGATAACGCTACAGAAACTACCCTGGCAGCCTTAGATGCTAAGGTAACTGCAGTAGATACCACAGGAAAAGCCACCGAGGCTAAACAAGACTCCATTATAACAGAGCTTCAAGACATCGATGCTAACACAGCCGATAACGCTACAGAAACCACATTATCTGCCCTAAATGCTAAGGTTACAGCTGTAGACACTACAGGAAAAGCTACCGAAGCAAAACAAGATGATGCAATCACACAGCTTACATCTATTGCATCTGGCGTATCTGACAATGCTACAGAAACTACCTTATCAGCTTTAAACGCCAAGGTAACCGCAGTAGATACAACAGATAAATCAACAGCTACAAATCAAGCTACAGCCAATGCTAGTTTATCAAATATCGAAACCGATATTAGCAGTCTCCAAGCTCGACTTGCTGGTAACTTAGTTCCAGAGACTTTTGACTACATTGCCCTAACATATGTTGCAGCTGGCAACGGTACTGGAGAAATAGAAACAGTTACATATAAAACTGGCGGAGCTGCAGGATCTACAGTAGCAACTCTAACTCTAGCTTACGACGCTAGTAATAGAATAAACTCAGTAACTAGGAGTTAGATTTGTTTGAGCCTGTACAAATCGATATAAACACTACTAAAAGAGATTCAAAGTGGATATTAATATGCCCCAAATGTCAATATGAGAGAGAAGGATCTTACTGCCAGGCGAGGAATATTATTAATAAAAAAAGTTCAGGAAAGTGTAAGAAATGCGCCAATGTCAATAACGGAAAAAACTCAAGATTTCAAAAAGGCACAACTCCTTGGAACAAAGGCAAAAAACATAAAATAGATAGAAGTTACGATAAAAATAAAAAACAAATGGAAACAGTAAACGCATTCGGTGGACTGGTTTTTACACAAGAAATAAAAAATAAAATGTCAAACAAGAAAAAAGGTTTAAGAGGAGACCAATGTAACAATTGGCAAGATGGAATAAGCATCGTAAACAGAAAAGAAAGAGCGAAAAAAGAAACAAGAATATGGAGAAAACTAGTACTAAAGAGGGACAACGATACATGTCAAGAGTGCGGTAATAAAGAAAATCTTCATGCCCACCACATAAAAAAATGGTCAGATTACCCAGACTTAAGACATGACGTAACCAACGGTATAACACTTTGTAAAGATTGTCATATTAACAAACATAAAAGAGGATCTAATGGCATTCAAATTTAATTTTTTTACATCGAATTTTGATGACGTAGCGGACGTCGCTGAAAAAATAGAACCATCAAGTACTCCGGTAACTGACAACTCTATAGTTAGATTTGATTCTACAACTGGAAAACTTGTTCAAGATTCGCAAGTAACCATAGATGACTCCGGTAACATGATTATCACCGGAGACCTCACAGTCAACGGAACTACTACAACAATAAACACTGCAAATTTAGACGTAGAAGACGCCAACATTAGCGTTAACATTAACGGAAACGATGCAAGCTCTGAGGGATCAGGACTAACAATTAATCGTACCGGAACAGATGGATCTTTTGTCTACGAAGATGCCCTTACTACTAAGTTTAAAATAGGAGCTCTAGGATCTGAAGTAGAAATAGCAGACATTTCAAGTGCTCAAACCTTGACTAATAAAACCATCGATGCTGACAACAATACTATTTCAGACATTGCAAATGCTAACATTGCTTCAGCAGCCGCGATAAGCATGTCAAAATTAGAAGCTCTTACAGCCAACAGAGTACCGTTATTAGATGCATCAGGATTTTTAATTTCTTCTAGCATTACTAACATAGAACTAGGCTACCTATCAGGAGTAACTTCTTCCATCCAAAGTCAATTAGATGGCAAGGCAGCTATAGCAGATATTTACAGTACAAACTCAAACTCAGGAGCCTTCTCAGGAGTAAACAATGAAACTCATCTAATAAACACATCTGGAGGAACTGCTACAGTTACTCTACCTGCACCATCTACAGACGTATTTATCAGAGTTAAAGATATAAGTGGAAATGCAAACACAAACAATATTACAGTTAACCCAAATGCTGCAGAAACCATAGATGGATCAGCAAGTCTAATATTAGACTCTGACTACGGATCAGTAGTTTTAGTATCTGACGGCACTAACTGGTTTATATTTTAACCCGACAGTTTTACAACTATAAGCTTACCCAGGAGATAACATGGCTTACATCGGAAAGAACCCCAATTTAAACACATTAAAATTTAATGGTCAATCAGCAAGACCTTCCAATCCAGTAGAAGGAATGGTCTACTATGACGACGGAACTACAAACACAGAAGGACTATGGAAATATCAAAACGCCGCATGGGAATTCATAGGCGATGTTGTAGACTATAAAAAACTCATTCCTCAAGCTGCAGATCCTTCAAGTCCTGTAGAAGGTCAAGTATTCTATTCAGACGGCACTGCTAGAGCAGAAGGTCTATGGGTATACGACGGAACAGACTGGGTCTCCGTAGGAGCAGGAATCTCTGATAAATCAGTCTACGGTCAATTCGATGCTGAAGATAAAAATGTTACAGGTTTTACAAATATCACCATTACAACATCTAGTCCAATCAATGAAGCTAATTCATACTCAGTAGATTCTTACACAGCCTCCCTACCAGCAGTATCTCTAAATGATCGAAACAAAAATAAAACAAACAGTGTAACATTACACTACACTATGACATCTGGTACTGCAAAACTAGTAGTAAAAGATAACACAGCAGCTGAAATTGCAGAATTAGAAATTGAATCAAGCTCAATTGCTCAAAAGGTAACCGTACCTTATGGAGTTACATCAGCTATGACTTCAGTTCAATTAGAAATCCAAGACGTTTCCAGTGCTACAGGACTTAAAATTGACGACGTTATATTCTCAGACGATCCGTTTGTTTATAAAGATTTAGTAAACAATACAGAATGGGTATCCTATACTCCAAGCTCCTCTCAAGGTCTTGGCACATTAGCAAACATAGATTTACGTTGGAGAAGAGAAGGTTCTGAAGTTCTAATAAGAGGTCAACTCGATGTAGGAACAACCACAGCTTCAGAAGCAAGACTTCAACTACCTGACGGATTGGTAGCTTCTTCTAACATGTCCACTTTAGAAATCGTAGGACAAACTGGACGAGATTCAGTAGGTGATGGAGACTATAAATTATTCTGTGAACCAGGAGTAAATTACATTACATTTGGTCGTGGTCGTGGAGCAAACGTTAGTTTTGGTAAGCTAACTGGCGCAGCAGTTTACGCTTCAGGAGACACTGCAGGTATTATAGCTAGAATTCCTATCGAAGGTTGGACAGCAGCATCCGAGCATGTAATAACGCCTGCTCAGAGTTCAGAGACAATTACTAAAACACTAAGCTCCGACGTTACGTCTGACGGTACAATAGCCGATTTAACGGTTAGTGATTTAAAAATTGGTGAAGAGTACGAAGTAATGCTTCAAGCAGACTTAAGGACACAAGCTTCAGGAGCTCCTCCTCGAATCGATATTACTCATGATTCTACAATTATTGGTAGGGCTCAGTGGGACTCAAATTCAGCGGATCAAGACGGCGGTACAGTCTCAAGTACTATTGCTAAATTTGTTGCAACAGCAACCTCTATTACGTTTGTAGGTGCAAGCCTTGGAGCCTCTAGTCCTGTTGGCGGAAACGGTACAAGAGAAGAAACCTACGTTCAGGTAAAGAAAATCAAGGGTAATTTTCTCGCAGCAATTCCATTAAACTACTCACAAGAAAAGATACTTAGCTCTGATCAATCATCTTCAGGTACGTTAACAGATTTAACATTTAATAATTTAATAGTTGGAAAAAGATACTCAGTATATCTTAAAGCAGCTTTCGGAGACGTAACAAGTGGATCATCGGCATTAATTCAAATTTCCCATGATTCAAGCGTAATAGAGCAAGTAGATTGGGATCCGACTTCAGGATCTAATAACATGAGAGTCTCCATGAGTGTGGTAGCTGAATTTACGGCAACAGCCTCAACTGTAACTTTTCCATGTACAGTAGGTGCAGGTGCAAACATTAGAGGTAACAATACTGTAGTAGAAACCTACGCTAGAATCACAGAACTAAACTACACTAAAGAAACGGATAGATTCTAAGGATAACCTATGAAAGACTTGTTAGAAAGAGCCATTCATCAGTTAGATAAAATAGACGACAAAATGGAATCTGTCGATAAAACTCTCGTAAGACAAGAAGAAAACTTACGAGAACACATGAGAAGAACAGAACTTTTAGAAATTCAACATGAGGATCTAAAACACAATTTAAACACTGAACTAGAACCTGTAAAATCACACATAAACCAAGTAAAAGGTGCTGTAAAAATATTATCCTTCGCTATACCCATCATTGGAGCAATCGCTGGAGCAATATACAAATACCTTCACTAACGGAAACGCTACATGGCAGACTGCAATGATAACATTCAGAAAAGAGGGTCCGGAAATCCTATACAGTCTAAGATAATTGAAAACAACCATGGTTCCTCTGGAGGTTCCACAGGTGATAATACAATATCAGATGTCACATGTGATTCCACAGTATCCGTAGGTAACATAGTACGACTAAATGGATCAACGTTCATAAATGCCTTAGCAGACGGATTCACTAACTCAAAAGCAATAGGCATATGTGTTTCAAAAACAGACCCGACTACATGCGATGTTCAGGTAACAGGTTTTACAGACACAATATTTGCAGGTCTTACTAGTGAAACCAATTACTTCCTAAGCGATTCCACAGCCGGAGCCATTACAAGCACTCCACCTACAGCTTCGGGATCTTACGTAATTAGAATAGGAACAGCATACGAAACAAATAAGATTATAATAAACATAGAAAGAATAGTCAACAGAGCATAGGAGTATTTATGGACGAAATAGAAAAAATAGAAAAAACCTTAACAGAAGCAGAAATCTGTAAAATTGAAATAACACAATTAGAAATAAAACTACTAGAAAGTTCCATAATGGAGTTAAAAAAAGACATACTAGTAGGAGAACTCCAAAAGCAAATAAACTCTCTTAAAAATGAACTACTAACAAAAAACGTTGCAGATATTAAAAGAAAAATATCAGAAAAGCAATCAGAAATAAGTAGTAAAAAAGAGGACATCAAAGGCAACAATAAAGAGTTAGCCAAAAAATACAAGATTGAGGGAGCATGGGGATATAACCCAGAAACAGGTACTATAATCGAGGAGGATTAATGTCACAGAAATTTGTATACGTAGACGTCAACGGCGACTACACAGAAACAGCAGGTGCATTCGAAGAATCGGATCACGTAAACTCGTCAGCCGGTGTAGCCGACGCAGGAAAACCCATTGTACTAGACGCAGCAGGGCTTATCGACTCTACTATGATCGACTTTGGATCTATTGATCACGGAGCCCTTTCAGGTCTCGGAGATGATGACCACACACAGTACATTCTAGTAGACGGCACTAGAGCATTTACAGGAGATCAGTCACTAGGTAACAACAACATTACAAACCTAGCAGACGGTGTATCAGACCAAGACGCAGTAAACGTAAGACAGCTTGTAAACGCTGTTAACGGTATCGACTGGAAAGAATCAGCAAGAGTAGCCACAACAGCTAACATTAACCTTGCATCTGCTCCAGCAGCTATCGACGGCGTCACACTAGCATCAGGTGAAAGAGTCTTAGTAAAAGACCAAACTACTTTATCTGAAAACGGTATCTACGTATTCAACGGCGCTGCCGCTGCAATGACTAGATCAGAAGATGCCGATGAGGATTCAGAAGTAACAGCCATGATGACCGTAGGTGTATCCGAAGGTACAGTTCATGCTGATCAAGTTTGGACAGTTACATCAAATGACCCACTTACAGTAGGAACATCTGACATGGTCTTTGGACTACTACCAGTCAACAGCTTCATCGGCGGTGACGGTATCGATATCACTGGATCAACAATCAGTGCAGACTTACTAGCTTCAGGTGGATTAAAGTTTGACGGCGGAGAAATCGCAGTAGAACCAGCAGATTTCGCAGGTAACGGTCTAATCGACGATGGATCAGACAACTTAGCAATTGATTTTGCAACAGTATTCACAATAGATGCTGCAGACGCTAAAGCCCTAAAAGCAGACGATCTTGCATCAACTGCAAATGGCGAAGGTGCTAGCATTGTAGGTATCGAAGATGCTTCAGCTTATTTCGCAGGAACAAACCTTGAATCAGTTCTAGACGAATTAGAAGCTCAAGTTGGCGGAGACACTTCATCAACTTTTAACTTCACAGAAGAAAACGTCCTAGCTGACAATGATTCTGTATACCCTGCATTAGAAAAACTAGACCTAAAGTTTGGTGACCTAGCTTCAGTTTCAAACGGTGAAGGTGCTTCTCTAGTAGGTATCGAAGACGCAGCTGGAAATTACACAGCAACTAACGTTGAAGCTGCCCTAGCAGAAGTTTACGATCTTGCTTCAGTATCTACAGGTGAATCAGCAACCGTTGCAGCAGGTGGAGTTACTAAAGGTGACTTACTATACTACAGCGCTGCAGATACAGTAGCTCCAATGCCAATCAACACTGGTAACAGAGCAGTAGGTATTGCACTAGAAACAGTAGCAGCAGCTGGAACAGTTAAATACGCCCGATGGGATGAATGTGTAGAAGGAGTACTTTCAGGAGCTTCTTTTAACACAAAATACTACTGGGATGGTTCAGCACTAACAACTACGATTCCTTCAGGATCTGGTCAGTACGTTTGGCAAGTAGGTATTGCTAAAAATGCTACAGACATGTTGGCAACTGTAGAATTCGTAAAGAAAAACGTTTAACAACTTAGGGGTGGGAAACTGCCCCTATTTTTTTAGGAAAACATGGCAGATAACGTAAAAGTCAAAATTACAGAAAAAAACGGAGTCGAATTAGACTTCACAGAAGAGTATGACCTCATTGCAGAAAATATCCCCTACGATCCTTCAGATTCTGGACTAACTGCAACCGATGTTAAAGCTGGATTAGACGAATTATCCACTAACATTGCCACCTCCGCTTCTCCAGGATTCTCATGGGGTAGATCAGGAAATTTATCAACTAACACATGGCTTCAAAATGAAGGCGTATCCAGTAACAGAGCTGGCAGAACTGTAACATTTTCTAGTCCAGAAATAACAAGAATATTTACAGCCTCAGAAGACCTAAACACTTACACAATAACAATATATGAACATGAAGGCGATAGTATAAATTTAACAGCCTTAACAACCCTAAGTGCCACTGCTTCCAGAACAGCCGACAGTGGAACAATATCTGTCACAGTCACTCAAGGTAGACAACTTGCAATAAGAATAACATCAGGATCAGCCAAAAATCTAGTAGTAGGTATGACACTAGCAGGAGAGAATTCATAATGAGCAAAATATTAAAAAACAATACCGCATCCATAGTAGACATAGACGACGTAGGAGTATCAGTCCCAGCATCCGGTCAAATAACAATAAACACAACAGATTTCGACGATTTTGCAGCATCAGACGATGTAGTAACCCTAGTAGGAAACGCAACTCTCACAGTAAACAATGGATCAGAAGATTTATCTATATCAGAAGGCATAAGACTATTACAAGGCGGATTCACAAATAAACTACAATTTGAAGACTCTCTAATATCTGCCAACGGACTAAGACTAGATATAGATGACGCTTTAACAGGTCCACAAGGTCCACAAGGCATCCAAGGAGATACAGGTCCACAAGGTCCACAAGGTATCCAAGGTGAACAAGGCATCCAAGGAGATACAGGTCCACAAGGCATCCAAGGAGATACAGGTCCACAAGGCATCCAAGGAGATACAGGTCCACAAGGCATCCAAGGTGAGCAAGGTATCCAAGGTGAACAAGGCATCCAAGGAGATACAGGTCCACAAGGTCCAGTAGCCACATTTGGATCAGAATTTCAACAAGCAGAATCTTTAACAGAGTCGTCTACAGGAAGTACTACATTTCAACAAAAACTAACATACACCACTACAAGTCTTCCATCTGGAACATACTACATAGCATTAAGATATAGATGGAGAAAGTCATCAGCATCTAATGATTTTAGCGCCAGACTACAACTCAATAATTCGACTACTTTAATGGAACACCAGCAGGAAGCTAAAGACGGAGGAGCCGACCAAAGACATTTTTTAACATGGTTTGGAACAGAAACTTTAAGTGGAGTAAACCAGTTAGATGTAGACTTTAGAGAACAATCAGGAGGAACCTCCTTCATCGCAGAAGTAAAACTGATACTATGGAGGATTAGCTAATGAGTTCCTACAACTACAGTATATCCGCAGATACATCAAACGCATTACTAAACAATGAAGTGCTAGCAAGCTCTGTAGTCAGCAGTACTATTAATAAATCACTACAAGATATTAAGTCAGATGGAGACACATTATCAGTAGTGTTTGAAAGCGCACTTTCTACCGAAGAACAGGCGACATTAGATGCCCTAATAGCAGCTCACGACGGAACCCCTAGCCCAGAAATTGCAGAACTAGAAATAGACGACGACGGCAGACAGGTTACAAAAACAGCAACAACATACAAAGGTTGGAGATACTTAGCCCATGTTATAGAAGTAGAAACCGCTAAATTAAATGGAATATTTAGTGCGAACTGGGACGGATCTTCTAGAACAGATTTTGAAATGAAATTCTACGACGACCAAGACGCTGAACTAGTAGCTGGAACTCAAGCAGAATTAGACTCCGATTGTGTAAAAACCGTAATCACAATAGCTCCATCACATGATTACGATATAATCGGCGGCAATATACATCAACATACTACTCCCACAGAAAACATAAGACTATGGGTAATAGCAGGAGCAACCGATTTAGCCCACGTTCCAGGAACCGTAAAAGAGTTTGTTGGCGGTTTAAATATGAAATTTATGGGTATAAACGAACAAATAGAAACAGATGGCAGAGCTTCAGCCAGGCTAAACTTAGAAACCGAAGGACTACCAGTGCCTACTAATAAAATGCAATATATCATTACACATCCAGCAGGTCATCAACACGAATTAATGATCGTACTCGAATACTTCAGACAATAACATGAGAGAATTAAAAATAGTATTTACAAAATCCAAAAAAAAAATCCCCATACTATCATGGCTTATAATGTTATGGACGAAAAAGCCGTATTCTCACGTTGCGTTAAAGTTTGAATCTAGAATATTTAAAAGTCCGACATACTATCAAGCTTCTGACGGACTGGTAAATTATATGTCAGGGACTCAATTTGATAAAAAACATGAAATAGTAAATCAATACGAAATAGAAATAGAGGACGATAGCTACTATAAAATAAGAGAAGAGTGTCATGAGGAAGCCGGTGCTAACTATGGGCTTATGCAAAATGTAGGAATAATGATAACAGACGTACTTTCTTTTTTTGGTATAAAAACTAAAAACCCATTCAAAAAAGGAAGAAACTGCTCAGAGCTTATTTACATAAAAGTACTAAAACCCATGTTCCCTACACTAAAGTATAATCCAGACACTATAAAGCCCCACCAAGTAGAAAACATACTAATAGAGAAAGGCTACCAAGAATCTAAATAATAACAGAACAATCTATAACCTCCCAACTGGGAAAACTAAGGAGACCAACATGATGGTAATATTGAAACAAGTAGGTAAAGCACTATTATCTGCGCTACTAACAGAAGCTTTTATTAAAGAAATAATCGTCTTCCTTTTAGAAAAACTAGCAAAAAAGACTACAAACGATGTTGACGACGTAATTGTTGATAAGATCAAAAAAGCTTTAAAAGTAGACTAATCCAAAAGCCCGGCTACGGTCGGGCATTTACCTATGAAGAGCATAATTCAAATCCCCATAAAGCCATTATCAATAAACGAAATGTACTGTAGAAACAGATCATACACTTCAACTTCATACAAACAATGGCTCCCTAAAATATTTCATTTTTTATCCAACGATGAACATTCAATGTCTGAGTTTAAAAAAATTAGAGATAATTTTGATCCAAAAAAAGAAGCTTTTTTAGTAAATATAAACTGGTTCTATCCAAAAGAAATACTATACACTAAACAAGGCATCATGTCTGCGAGAGCCCATGACCTAACCAATATTGAAAAGCCATTAGTAGACTTAATATTTTTACCAAAATTCTACAAAACACCTTCACCTTATGGATGTAAAAATATAAACCAAGATGACAAGTTTATAAAAAAAGTAACGTCTGAGCAATTTCCACACGATTCCTTTTTAATTGAATTAGAAATAGAAATTATAAACTCAGACGATTACAATGAAAAAATAAATAAAACTCCAATAGAACTTAAGCCCACGGAGCATCATGAATCACAAGAATAACCTTTCCTGTTTCCATGTTAGTAGTAACCATAATATTACCATACTCAGATAACTTTTCAATCCAAGCTTTACCAGTCTTAGGCAGCTCCCATTCAACTATAGTAAGATCATTATACTTATCTTTTAACTCTTTTTCCAAAGCTGTCAATTCTTTCTCAACCTCATCTCCGAATTTCCCATGCTTCTCACATATGGCATCAAAACCATTTTGCCAATCTAGCTTATAAGCATCAGCTTGCTCATGTTCAATAGGGTTACCAGACATTCTTATAACTTGTACTTTCATAAAGCCTCCATATCAATATCGTTATCAATTATATCGTCTAAATATAAAGCTCTTTTAGTATGCTTATATCTAAACACCTTCGGTTCTGCATAAACCTCCAAGAGATCTTCAGCTCTTACTATACCTAGTATATCCGCCTCTAAGTTTTCTACACTGACCATAAGAATATAATCATCATCTTGTGGCAATTTAACTAGGGAATCAGACTTTTGAAATAACCAAGAGCTACCATACTTCTTACGACTATCTTGACTCTGAGACTTCACATGGACATTAAGCCCACAATCTGTAACCAAGTCAGCTCCATAAGACTTCCTCCTTGTCTCATATATTTCAAAGTCAGGTTTCTTCACCTTGTATCCTCTATCTATCAAATACTGATAAGCAGCAACCTCGCCTAGTTTTCCAACTATAATATCCTGAATAATCTTCTCAACTCTAGGCTCACCTCGATGCTTATACAATCTAGAAGAGTTCTGAACTTGTAGATTTGCAAACTCTTCACATTTATTATAAAAATACTTACTTAACTTAATCATACCAGGCTCCTACAGTAGCAATAACAATAACAACAATGTACTAACGGAAATACCACCAGTAATAGCTTTCTTAGTCTCACCATGAGATTCTTTTATTTCTTTATCCTGAAGCTTAATAAGCTCATCCTGCTTCTTAATAACCTTCTTCTGTTGACCAATAGTATTACCTTGCTTCTCAACCGCAATAGCGCACTTTTCTAATGCAATATCACAATTCGGTTTTGTCGGATTTGCTAGACTTGTACTCATCATAGTAAGATTTAAAATCATCGACAGCATTAGTAGACTCTTTTTCCACATGTTCCAATTTATTCTTTTCACTCTTAATCTCCTTACGTAATTGACTAGACTTAAAATGATACCAGTATCTTCTAATTATTCCCTTAATAATAGAAACTAAAAAATTTATATAAGCCTTCATAATTATTTTCCTTTTACTTCTTTTTTACAATCTGGACAAAACCAAAACTCTAAAGTAGTAAATATTTTATTTAAATAAGCATCCTCATGCTTACAAGGAATATCGGGTAAATCGGACACTATAAGAGACAATTCCTTCTCTTCGGCAAAAGAGACCAACATGTTATCCTGAACTTCATCATACTTTATTCGATACTCCATCTCTCCTACAAAGTTTAAGTCAAAAACTTCCACCACTGTTGCAAGACTAGATTTATTAACCAGCACTCTATCCCCAGGCTTAAACTTAGCGTTACCTAAAAAGTGTAATTGATCATTCGACATACAACCCCCTAATGAGCTTCGTAAAAGTCTAATCCAATCTCAGCAGGAGCCTTCAAAGGAATAGATATCTTATATGTATTTTCCATTAAATATTGAACTGTCTTCTGCCATTTCTTAGCTTCAGACTTAGGTACTCTAACCACAATCTGATCATGAATCTGGGCACATACATAGCCTTTAGACCCTTGTCTCTTTAACTCTCTAGCTATAGCAATACAAGCTCTATTAGTAATAGAAGCTGCCAAGCTCTGTATTTGAAAGTTCTTAGCATTATTCAAAAAGTTCTTTAACTGCTTCCTCTTCCACTTCAAACTATCGTATTTCTTAGGATTGTCATTCCACTTTTCCCATAATTTCAAAGGATCAATAACAGTTCCATCCGCATTAAATAAACAATTTCGATCTACTTCATTGTACCAGAAAGCTTTAGCCATTTTAAATCGTCTAGTTCTGCCAGCTTCTGACTTAACTTGCCCCTTATGAATACACTGCTCATTACTTCTATCCATCCATCTAGCCAAGTTAGGATAAGCAGCTAGATACTTCGCAATAAGTTTCTCAGCTTCTCTCTGCCTAACATCAATAGTCTTAGACAATTTAAAAGCCTCCATACCATACGGTATACCTAATGCATAAGCTTTTGCCTGCTGTCGTTTTAACTTATCTACCTTACCTAGATAATCTTCAGACTTTTTATCAGCACTGACTCCATCTAAGTTCTCAGTATCAATAGCAATAGTAGAGTAAAAATCATTCCCTTTTAAGAAAATATCTTTAAGACCTTTGTCCCCACTAACATGAGCAAACACATGCGGCTCCAGAGACTCATAATCGGCATCAACAAACACATGATCCTCACCCGATATAAAAAACTTCCTCATTCTATTTGTATGCTTAATCACAACATCAGAAGCTTGTCCCGGCTCCAACGGTCTGGGAATCTGCTGTATATCAGATCCATACCTTCCACTAATAGTCCTATGCTGGAAAAACCTAGGGTAAAAAATCCCCTCTTCTTGATCGTCTAAGAATCTGTCAATATAAGAACCTTTAAGTTTAATAAGCTTATTGTAATCCAACAGCAAAGGAACCCAATCGTACTTGTCTTTAACAGAGTGTAAAAATAAGTGATCAACTTGAGGGTTACCCTTAGCAGTCTTAGAAATAGGAGTCTCCTTCAAATGGTCAAAAAACAACTTCTTCAAATGATGCTTAGAAGACAAGTTAAACATATGCTCATCTCCAAACTCTTCTTTAAACAAACACATTTGAACGTCTTTAATGACATCATCAGGCAGAGTAGACTCCTCACCCAATAAATAATCCTTATAAAAAGAAGGCTCCAATCGCTCAAGGTTAGAATTAGTCAAACTGAAACGACCAGATTTGGTCTTAGGTAAATCCAGTTGAGCATACTCAGAGAGCACCTGAGCGAAGGAGCCAGATCTTTTAGGAGGGAATTTCAGCCATAAAAACCAATGCTCAAAATCCTCAAGCATAGGTTTAATAGCGGACTGAATCTCACTTTCTAAGGTATTTAGATCTTTAATTATATCTTCTTTTGCTATCTTCAAAGAAGGAACATCTACAGGTATACCTCTTTGTTCCATCGGTATAGTAACGTTCTTCAATAAAGGCATTACTTCATCTTTATAGAAAAAGCTTTCGAGTCTTTCTTCTCGAAGCTGTTTATTATAATAGTTAAATATTCTTAATGTCAAATCAACATCGGCACAAGCATAGACACCTATCTTGTACATGTCAGCTTTATATAGTTCATATTTTCCTTTAGTAACGGAGCCGCCATTAGCTTTAATAGACTCTACCATGTCTATCTGCTCTTGATTAGCTTCCTTTTCTACATCCAATCCAATATGTTTTTGTATCTTCTTAGCAATAGGCTTAAGTCCAAAAGGCATCTCCTCATCAACCGTATGCTTGAGCAATATAGTATCACAATACAATGCAGGAATCAAATCAACTTTAAAATTAGAATAGGTTATTCGACAATCATAACTAGCATTATGCATGATCAGTTTCTTAGTCAATAACACTTTTAACATTTCCATAGCTCTTTTTTCACCCAAACTATGAAAAGGCTTTAACTCCATATTTTCCCAGAAATATAAAGGAAGATAATACCCCACACCTTCAGCTCCACTAAAAGAAAAACCAATTACAGTATCCTTTCTTACGTTTAAACCAGTTGTCTCTGTATCGTAAGCCACAAACTCAGAAGCATTTAAATGCTCCATAGCAGCCCTAAAATCAGTAGAGTCTATTATAACTTTATAGTTCTTATCATTCATGTTGATCCTTACAAATATAGTTTACTCTTTTCTCTCTAACTCTTCTTTACACATTCCTATAGTATCTTTAGCAGATAGTCCAAAACTATTTAAATAAAAAGTATGACACTCTCTCTTAACTTCTCTCCAAGATTGAGGCTTCTTAACCTCGACAACTTTTTTAGAAGCACAACTAGTTAAAGCAATTAATAAAAAACAAATTAAAACTTTCATAAAACCCTCCAGTCCTCCGTAGTATTAGGGCAGTTTAAAGTCATACCCCAGGACTAAAAGCAGGCTTATTTCGGAGGAAAAATAAATCTACTCAGCACCGTAAGCTACTTCAAAATTATGAGCTTCCTTACCTTTTCTAGGACCGCCTTGAATGACAACTTTACCATTGTAAGCAATCTGACATAGGTCACCTGGACCGACGTTCTTCATAACAAAGTTAAGGTTACCAGCTCCGTTAACTACAACAGTAGTACCTTCACCAATTTCTCTTTCGTATCTGTCTTCGTCTTTATCTACACCGACGATTTTAGTTTTAGTATCTGCGATGATTTTAAAGTCTAGTTTACTATCATCATACTGATTAGGAAGAGATTCTACAAACTCTCCTTCTACTAAAATACCAGTAAAATTGGCTCTAGATAAGTCAGCCGGCTTTACAAATACAATACTTTGATCTGTAGATCCTGACTTGTGCTTAAAACGATTACTCATTACATGCTCCTTTTCTTCCTTTCGAAGATTCTTGTTGTTCTGACCACATTTGTTCGAGGTCATTCTCAGTTATATTAGTTTGATGAACTACCTTACTTGGTAAATCATATTTTGTTCTATCATCTAGATTCTTACAAGTATAATCGTATTCTATTAACATTGCAACATTGGCTGCAGCATGCCATAAATGACTTAGTCCAGACTCTTCATCAAAATCTGATTCAAAGGGAGAAGCCCACTTGTATACATGTCTTAATAGACATCCCAATACTGTAGTCCATTTCATGCCTCTTTCCCAGTTTCGAGCAGAGTACTTCTGAGCACCTACCCTTAAGACTTCACCCACTGCAAATACTAAACTCGGCGGTACCAATTCTAAGGGAATTTTATCAGAGTTCTTTCTCTCACCCTGACCATCTACCTTATTGCTCACACGAAACCCCAGCAGTACCGTCATCCAACATGTTTAGCAGCTTATGAAGTTCTTCGTCTGTCATTTTAATTAATCTTTTTAAATCAGAGTTAGAAAACAATGACGTATACTGATCTGTGTACAGTCTACCATATACTTGCTTTAATAATCTTAAATCCCTAATTCTTTCTAAAACTTTACTAGTTTTCATCTTACACCTCCAAAATTTCATAATCTTCGTCTAATACTATATTATCAGATTTATCCTTATTTGTCCAAATGCCTGTTTCCTTACATTGCTTATATATATCTAAAGCCTTTTTTACCATGATATTACCTTTAACCATTGTATCCTGAGAAGCAAGGTAGACTTCGCACATTTTATCCTTTTTACCCAACACAATGAAATAAAACTTAAAAGGCTTACCATAAAACTGACTAAAAAGTTTACAATAAAGTGCAGCCGATAAATCATATTTTAAGTTCTCAATGACCATTTTAAAACTATCCACATCAGAACCGTAACTAGTTGTTTTAACATCAGCTATATATCCCTTATCAATATTGATATAATCGGCTCTTACTTTTATATTAACTCCATCTATTATACCAGCAATCGAATGCTCAGGCAAGCCTCCAGATATTAGGTTCTTAGCGCAGCTCCTCTGCTCGTAAGCTTTAACCCATTGCTCAACCCTATGCTTCTGAGGCTTAGAAAGTATAATCTTACCTTGATTATCTTCCTTAAAAGTTTTCCAAACTGCTCCAGCCTTTCTAAAACCGTCGAAAAAAGCGTACTCCTCAGGAATGTTCTGTGGCTCTAAGATTAAACTATGAGCATAATTTCCTTCGTCAAAAGCATTCTTCTGGATATTCTCTCGATTACCATCTAGAATTTCATGCTTAAACTTTTCTACATCAGTAAGTAATAATTTTAAATTTGAAGAACTAAGAAAGTTCTTGTCACCATGGTACTCATTATTAGTACAATTGTTGACACCCATTTTAAGTTTAAAATCACTCATCGTTATTCTCCTTATAGGCATCAAAAGCAACACCTTCTAAATCTAAAAAACATTCTTCACATACCCAATCAATCCCATGATCCCTGAAGAAATCTTTCCTAGAATGAAGAGTTTTTTTAACATCTTTTTGACAATTATCACATTTATGATCCATAGCTATTCTCCTAATATGATCAATTTCCACACTTGTCTGTCGCCATCTAAAAGCTTTTTTACTTTAAAAGATTCAGGATACATAGCAGACAAAGTTTGAAAAGCGCCTCTTCCTGGTCTACACCTAGATCCAAACTCAGACTCTACTTCAAAACTAGCATCTTTAACTGTAACTTCCTTACCTTTATTAGAGTAGCAATATTCTTCAATAAACCATTCTTGCCATACGTTAAGACTAGCAGACCTAATAACTTCAGTTCTATTAGATCTGAAAACACTCATCATTTTATTCTTATCGACTTCTCTAGTAAACAGAAAAAAAGCAAGCTGCTCAATATTCTCAGGCTCTAATAAACTACCTATTTTATTTTCGTCAAAAACACTAACTAGTTTTTTATCAGTAAGTTCGACTATACTAAATCTTCTATCATCCGAAGGTATTCTAATTGAATCTAAGTTATTAGAAGAGAAGTACAAACTACTGTAGTTTCTAGAAAGCTTTGCATCTACGCCTTTAGCTTCCACTTCAATATAATCATTTATAAGATCTTTAAGTTTGTTCTCCTGGTCAACCGAAGTTACCTTAAGCTCATCCAAATACACAAGCCTCTTATCTTTTAACTGACCATTAAAGTCTTTAGTTATAAGCTTCTTATCCGTCTTAGAAAAGTTTGACTTACCTACTAGATTTTGCATTATAGAACCAAGAACACCTTTACCGATACCTTGATTTCCAATAGTAGTCAGAATACAGTAATTTCTATTTTGCAGCATGTTAGATAACCAATCAATCAAGTACGTATAAGACTCCTTATGATCATTAACTAAGTGCATAAAGAAAGTATGATACAATTTAGGTATCTTTTTAACAACCGGAATAGCTTTCTTACCTCCAGAGTAGAAAAAATCCTCAGCCCAAAACGGACACTTATACGTATTGAATTTCCACTGACCGTCAAACTTATGTAAGATTTTAGGAATATATGGATCATATTCAAATAAACAAGTATACTTCTTATGAGACCACTTTAACTTCGGATCTATAATACCAGTTAATCTAGAAGGATTAATAGTAACAATATCTCTCTTCCTCAAATTAAACATATAGTATTTTTCTTCTTCAGCATCTTTATCTAAGATTATTTTAGAATCCATAAAAAACTGAATGAGGTCATAGTCAGGGTAATCATCACACACTCGCTCAACAGACTCATCTATTAAAATAGAATCATCTAAATTTTTAGCCAGAGCTCTTTTGATATCATCCTTAGAATAACCAAAAGGAATCAAGCTTCTTATCTTATTTTCTATATCAAACGGCTTCACGCTTGTATCTCCCTTTTTGTTTGTAAGCATGCTGAACACCTACGTACAACTTATGCCTAGGGTATCCTCTTTTAATCAAACTAGAAAAAGTATACTGTTCCAAAAATTCGATAAATAATTCAAAAGAAACTCCAGTACTATCAATAGCCCATAAAGAAAGTTTATACAATTCGTTATACATTCCAGCACTGGCAGCCCACGTTACTATAGTCAACTTTCTTAACAACTCAGCAGGGCAGGCAGCCTTAAAATCTTCTACAGAAAAGAACTCTTGCTCCGGAATAGAAGATTCCTCAAAAACAGTCTCAGCTATTTCAGGACATTCCCTTAACAAATCTTCAAACTTATAACGCTCCATTCGAGTACCGAGATATTTAACTTCTTGGACCTTACCGTTATCTCTAGTGAACCCAGGAAATCTAGATAATCTACTAGGATTCTTACAACTCTGATCTATATAGCCATTAGCAGGATACTCTAATCTACCAGACTCTTTTATCTCTCTATTTAACAAAGCAGCCAGTCGTTTCCACACATGCTTATACTTCTGTATTCCGTCTAAAGTATGACATTCTCCAGCCACACTAGGTTCCACAGACAATATTGCATGCATTGATTTTCCACCCGAATAAACAATACTAGTAAATGGGATCTTAGAGTTTTTAAAAAACTCAAGCTGCAAATCTAATGGAACGTCATCCATTTCAAACATAAAGTTCCTAAACGCAATTACATTTAAATCAGCTCTTCTAGGCTTAGACTCTTCATACCTGTCTTTTAAAAAGAACCCATGATCCTTATGCAAGTCCAACGGATTAATAGTAAAAAAAGGACTAGGCTTAGGAACATCAGTTATTTTATTAGAATACTGATCACCACAACATACACCTTCGCCTTCATTAAACAGTAATGAAAAAAATTCTTCCTGACTCATCTATTGTCTCCTTTTCCAGAGATCTTACCTCGGTTTTTTCTATCTTCAAGTTTACTTAAATTAGCTTCAGCGACTTCATCTAATTCCATCCCATAACAACGAGATAGTTGACTTAAATACCACAGTACATCTCCTAGTTCTTTTTGAAGATCATGCAGGCTCAAAGTTCCATCTCTGATACTTTTTTTAAGTTTTTCCATAACCTCACCAGTCTCACCGGATAAACCTAAAGCAAAATACACAGAACTATTTTCTACAGATGGCAGAACAAATTCACTAGCTTTCTTTTGATACTCATTTAAATCCATTCTAATGCCTTTGCTATTATTGGAAACTCTTTACTAAATATTTCTTTACATTGTTTTGCAATTTCAATATGCTCTTTCTGCGTACCATTAGAAGTTCTAAGATTTATATAATGCATCCAGCTACGAAGATTACCATTCATATAAAGCTTGCTAGTAGTACTCATAGGAAGTAAAAACCTAGCCTGTTCCTTTGCAATACCTCTATTCAAGGCTTCCTGATACATTTTATCGCTATTGTTTTGCACCATCTGTTGAGCTAGTTCAAACCAATTCTTATCTTCATCTGACATATCATCAATAGAGTTTTGCCTATTCTTAGAATCTTGTCTTCTAGCATTGTAAGTTTCAAAACCTTGAGTCTTAGCATATCTTTGAGAAAATTCTTGAAAACAAAAACTTCTATGTCTCAATATCTGAGCACTAATAGCTCTAGAGGTTTCGATCTCTAAGCACATATTAGCCATTTCAAAAATACTCCAATGACCATGCTTAATACAATAACTTAACAACTTTGTATTCTTAGATCCTTGATGGCTACTAGATACTCTAGCACAATGCATAATTATATCTTCGGCATCCGGTGTAGCCGAAATTAGGTTTACTTTACTCATCTTCAACTCCTTCTCTAAGCCAAGGTCTATTAAGAAATTCTAAAGATTGCAAGTCAAGTCCCCAATCTCTCTGTAGTATGTATATAATATTGTCCGATATGTTGTCAACAGTTCCATAGGAGATACTATGGTCATGAAAACTTAATCCATGCTGAACAATTCCAGAAATTTCTTTTTTTAAGTCATCTACTTTATCGGACATGCTCCCCCCTCGCACCCTACTTGATCTGAGCTAATATCGGTTTCCCTAATCTCAGCAGACTTAATAGGTTTAACGTTTTTAACCATTTTATCATACTCTTCTTTAGTAATCTCTTCCAACGGAGCCTGATCAAAACCATGCTCACTATGTAGTAAAAAAGATACCGTCTTAACATTCGTATTAAAGTTTTGCTTTAACCATCTTTTAATTTTAGGTAACTCATCCTTACTATAATATATAGTACAAGATACACTATTATCCGACCAATTAGTCTGAAGTTCTTTTATAATCTCCAACTGATCTATAGCAGTACAGTCTTCTGCCACAACAGTATGCTTAGGAAATTTACACGGAAACTCAACAACAACAGTCCCATGATCCTCAGACCCATCAAACTTACGAGCAAACTCTACGTTATACCCATGATCTTTACAAACTTGGACCAAAGGGATATTGCTAGCCATACGAACCCTGCGGATGTGATAATGACTGTAACCAGGATGGCAACCAGGAGTAACTCCAGATAATAAGCTAAGGGTTCCCGAAGGTTTAACCGTCGTAAGCTTGATTGAATTAGGATATCCATGCTTCTTACTATATTTTTCATCATACCCCCTCAGATATTCATAACATTTCTTTAACCAAGATTTTTGCTTTTTAGTAGCCATACAATATCCAGTAACACCAATACCCATACGCATGTTCTTATGAACGATAGCCTCTGTTGTTTCTTGATGACATTTGATAGCTAAACTATGCTTATTAATTCTATACAAGTACGTAGACACTTCCTTCAATTCTTCTTCAGATTCTATATTAGGAAGATGAATCTCCGCTAAACAGCAGGTTTCATAATCAGCCAGCGATTGCTCAGCACAAGGATTATAACCCTTAACATCCGGATCAGGATAATTAGTATCTCCAGCTCTACCCACTTCCTGAGAAAGTTTTAAATTTATAAGCCCATAAGGCTCTCCGTTACCCATGTAACCTTGCCAAAACTGATCAGGCAGATCCTCAATGTTGTTACACACAACACTGTTATTAGACATAGCTCTCCAGTTAGGTATATTCCCTAAGTCCCACCTCTTGGCATTAAGAAACTGTAGATCGTCCATGTCTCCAATTGCTATTTGAGCAGACCGTCTAACATTACCAGCCACAACTATTGAACCAATGATGTTCATTATATCCAAACAATCTACAGAACGGAGCTTCTTCCCTGATCTATTATTGAGCACTCCATTGATTTGTTCGATTCCTGTACATAATTCTTCAGGTCCGCTAGCAAGACCTCCAAAACCTTTAATAGTGGTCCCTTTCCCCCTGACGCAGATTGTAGAATAAGTGAAACCTCTTCCTGTGTGGAAACTAGCTTCGAGCGTTCTTCGCAATAACTCAACCCACCCTTCTCTGGAATCCGGGACAATAAAGTCTGCATCCTTTGTATCGAGTCTAGTAATTTTAACTTTTCGTCTAACTTTTGGGATCTCATAAACGTACTCCTTCTGTATGTTATAACCGACACCACTACCTAACATTAAAGCATCCATAGCCCACGTAAAAGGCTCCACAGGTTTATCCACCACTACAAACGCGCAATTTTGTAAAGAAAATAATCCAAGCTTATCCACTGTCTTAGTGCCTAATTGCCAAAAAAACCTACCTGCTACCGTTCCCTTTAAGGACAGTAATATCTCTCGTAGTCTCTTTTCTTCTGAAGGCTTAAAACCGACTTTAAGCTGCTTAGAACATCCTTCTACAATACGATCAACTGTTTGAGGATATTCCTCCGTTAAAGAATTAGGATCTGAATCCTTAAGCCTTCTAGAATAGGTTCGCTTGTAAACTATATATCCTAATGGTCCCCATGGGGTATCTGTCATGTAATCTCCTTGTATATTAATAGTATCATAAAACTTTTAAAAATCAATTTAGTACAAGTACACTGTACTTTTTCACAGGTACAGTTCATGGTACAGCGATAAATTTTTGAAATCATTAAGAAAGTACAGGGTACAGCAAAACAGTACTACACTACGCCACGCCAGCGCCCCTATTATATACTTTTTTACTTCTAAATATATATAAACTATCTGTACACTGTACATACTCTTTTATTTCCTATACTTAATAGACTTCTTAGACTGTACTACTTCCTGTACCAATACGGTAATAGTACAACTACTTCTTTTATGCTCATAGCAAAAGCATCATTCTTTAGAATGTTTTTTCTCATACCCTTCATCTAATACATTTCCTTTAAGATCCAATACTCTACCGTGTCTTTTATCAGAATTCAAAGAAGAAAACATATTTTTAAGAAAAGTATAGCTTTTTTTGTCACAACTTCTTGCTTTAGATAAAATACTAAATTGAGTTCCCGAAAAACCTTTAGTTTTAGCTTTCATTATTCCTCCTACGGATATATAAAATACTAGAATCAGAATTATTACTGACCCTAATGGAAAAAACATTACTTAACTTCCTTACGTACATTGTAACCTAGTAAAAAACTAAGAATACTAGAAACACCAAAGTACAATAGTAAAAATAAACCACCATACTTACCGCCAGAAGCTAATTCAACAAACATACTACCTACAATCACCGGCAACGGCATAAAAACCCACAATATAAAAAACAATCCTATATTAAAAGCTTTCATAATTGTCCATCTGCTCTTCTACAAGAACATAATTTATATGCTGCTCAACATTTTCATGTTTATTAAAAAAATCTATAATATCCATTGCTGACCAATCGCAAAGAATAAAATCATAAATACCTACAACACCAGTCAAGTCTCCAGGATACTCAGAATTATGATCATCTTGCATCTTAGAAATAATCAACTCTGGTTTCCAAAACTGAGATATTACTTTCTCAACAGCTTCGGTCTCTCCAAATGCTTCAACTAACCAGTCTAATTTCTCATATAAACCAATAGTGTCTAGATCTATCTTAGCCATGCTGCCTCCTAAATTGTTACCTATAAATACATAATAGCCCAATCTAACATATCTGTCAATACCTATAACTACTTGATTTTACTGGAAATACCTAAATCTACTGAAGAAAAACTAACCGTAATATACTTATCATTAGATCTCGGCATCTCTCCAATATGTCCATATACGAAATTACTAGGAAATACCAATATAGACCCCCTAACTGGACTAACGCTAAACCCTTGATTAAAGAACCTAGTTTCGCCACCTAAGCTTACATCATTCAAATAACAAATAATAGTCAAAGATCTCTGTGGCACCAATCCTCCCACAGCATCTTGATGTGGACTAAAATGCCCTCTATCTTTCTCATATAGACTCATGATACAAGACTTCGGATCAACTTCGGAATTCTCACCAATCACATGCTGGTAATCTGCCAAGTAATCTCTCAGCACTGGCAAAATGTAAAGTCTGTGAAGCCTAGAGCTAAGATCGTCCCACCTTTCATGATCGTACAAATGAAGATCCTTAGCAACTAAAAACTCATCAGACCTGTACTCATCATGCTCCTCATTACTAACGAATCCGTCTATAACTTCTCCAAGAGCAAAACCCTTATGAAACTCTCTTATAAGTCTATCGCAAAACCGATCATCTATAGCATTAGCATAAACAGCAATATCGCCAATCTTCAAACGACTACCAACACCATGTTCAAACATCATTGGTTTCTCAACTTGATTACAATACCTAAATAACTTATCTCGATCCACTCTCTTCTCCTATATAAATAGATTCCCAAAGAACTTTTTTAGTAAAATGATGCCTAAGCTGAACCTTATTCTTATAAACCCACACCTGACCCTTAAGCTCATTAGACCACTTATGATGCCCATCCTTAAACCGACCGACAATTTCTTCAAGCTCCAAAACACTAAGCTCTGTATGATACAAAGCTCTTTCTATAAACTCTGGATTACTTAAATAATATTGAACTTTAATCTTCTTTCTCCCATGCTACACTATCTTTACCCACATGCTCCACAATCCCCACTATTTTCTCAGCTACCCAGTCTTCAGAATACAAGTATCCAAGTTTATCAATTGCATCCTCTTCTAGAAATAAAGTAATCTTTTTAATTAATTCTGATTTTTTCATACTACAACCTCCTATAAGCTAACTTCGGCACCATAGTCTCAAACCGGACACCAACTATTACCACATGGTGACTTACAAAACCCACAAGACTTAAGACCTAACTTCGGCTCCACAGACTCCTCAGACTTTAAATTAACAGACTTTTCTAACCCCTCATGCTGCGTAGACTGTAAGCTTTCAGCCTCAGACTCCTGATGTTGATCAAACTCCACAAAATCAATTTTACTAAAGTCTGCGAAGTCTATCCACCTATCATCTAGTAGTATTACTTTTACTTTTATATCTCGTTGGTATTCTCCGTAGTATCTTATTTCTTTGACTTGGGCGCCGAAATTAGCTTCGTCTCTAGTAGTATACCAACATGGTCCAACCTTTAACCAGTCTGCCCTTAGATACGTTATGTTGGTAGCTTTGCAATTATCATTATGGCTCATTTCCTACTCCTTCTATAGATCCTTATTCTTATACTATCTCGTACTGGGAGAAAGTTTTTATCATTGTTAGGTAAAGCTCCATTTCATCCTCATTAAAACCATTAGTCTCGCCTATATACTGATAATTATCTAACCAGTGCTGAATAGAATGATCTATACAACCTATCTTAACCCTATATTGGTCCTCATATCTATAATAGACTAAGGTATATTTTTCACCAGTAAAACTAAGTATGCCTTTTGTATGCTGCGTGTTCGATACAGACAAATTAGCTCTATACAAATTAGCTTTATACAGATTAGCGAAGGACAAATTAGCTTTATACAAATCAGCATTAGACAAGTCAGCTCTAAACAAATTAGCATTAGGCAAACTAGATTCAGACAAATTAGCTTTATACAAATTAGCTTTATACAAATTAGCAAAAGGCAAATTAGCTTTATGCAAATTAACTTTATACAAATTAGCTTCAGACAAATTAACTCCAGACAAATTAGCGTAAGACAAATTAGCTCTAAACAAATCAGCTCTAAACAAATCAGCTCTAGACAAATCAGCTCTATTACCTTTACTATTATCCTCTAACCATAACTGATGCTGCTCTAATATTTCATTTAATTCATTCTGGTTCATACCTACTCCCTTACCTATTTCTATTAAAGCACAAAATCCTTTCCACAGCAAGGACACGTCACAGCCCTAGCTTCCTTTAACTTCTTCCTCTTACCTGCCTTAGTGACCTTATTCTTGTCTGCTTCCTTAGCCTGTTCTTGGCTAATTGCCGAAGCCGTTACGGGAACTTCCATTTCCTCATTCTTCCTGTAGTGTCGTACGTTTACCGTACAAAGATGATTACTATAAAAATTTAGGGCATTAGTAAAAGCATCCGGCTGCCTCATCTCAGACAAATCAGTAAACAAAGGTTCTTTATGCTGCTCCTTATCGAACTCAACCAGTCTCTTAAGAGCTAGATCAACTGGTACTTTGTCAGCAATCAGCTCACCACATAAAGAGCTAAGGGCATGGTTCCTTCCCGAAGTCATAGAGCCTTTACCATCACTTTCCAAATCGCCAAATTTCGCCTTTAGCTTCGACTCTAGATTAGACACTAGAAAAGGTGGTAAAAGTGGTAAACTACCTAGATCTACATCTAATAGGGTTTTATCCGTGGTCCAGACATAAGAACAACCATTAGGATGTTTACTTGGGGGTAAGGTTGTCTTCTTATTAGAAGATAAAACCTCTAGAACAACTGAACCATTGAGCTTAACTATCTGGGTATGTTCACCTTTGTAGCGAAAAAATCGCGTAAAACCCGTACTACCTCGCTTCTCTACTGGGCTCTCGGGCAGTATGCCTTTTATTATTTCTAGGATTTGTGGGTCGTCTGTATCAACATCTAGGGCTATGATTCCAGACTGCTCGCCTAAACATAGAGCTATGTTATTTTCTGGGTAAGCTTCAGACCAGAGAGCCACCTCGTGCCCTTTAGGTAGTTTGTAGCAATAATCAGCATAACCTTTTATCATAGCCTTTTTGCTGGCGTATCTGTCAGGTATTAAGCTCAATCCCCTGTCTATATACTGTTTACCTAATTGACTGTATATGTTTTTAGTTTGCATATCTATTCCTTTCTACGTTATCTCATATTTAGACATAAACTTTATTTGAGATATATATAATTCTATTCCATCCTCATTAAAACCATTCTCCTGACCTATCTTACGATAATTATCTAACCAATATTGAATTGGATGATCCATACAACCTATTTTAACCCTATACTGGTCTTCATATCTATAATAGATTAGAGTATAGTTTTCACCAGTAAAACTAAGTATGCCTTTTGTATGTCCTAGGGCAGCTTTATACAAATTAGCTCCAGCCAAATCAGATCCAGACAAGTCAGCTTCAGACAAATCAGCTCCAGACAAATTAGCTTCAGACAAATTAGCTTCAGACAAATTAGCTTCAGACAAATTAGC